AGTTCTTTGGGCGATTACGCTCTGCACAGCCTATGAACCGCCGCCGCGGCCTCGCCCCAAGTAAACTCAGATGGGTAATTCGGGGGCAGGAAAAGTTCAATAAAAACAACGTGCGTGGCGGACAGGGTGACCGTCTAAACCACCCCGTAAACACAGGCTTTCCGGGGCGTTTCAGAGGATCTCCCTAACTTTCTCCCTACCCGCAAACTCAGGCCGCACGGGGCGTTTCCTCGAAAAGCCGCTCTAGAGACTTCTTGGGGATAAGTGTCCGCGTGCCGAGTTTCACCACCTCGACGCGCCGATCCTTGATGAGGGTGTAGAGGGTCGATCGACCGATGCCGGTGGCGTCGCATGCCTCCTTGATCGTGTAGGCGATCTTGAAGTCGTCGTTCACTACCACACCCCCCTTCCTCTCTCTCGGGCTTCGTTCTCTTCCCGGCGGTAGGGATCGCCGTAGTTGGTTTCGGAGCTGGCCAGGCCCTCGCGGACGAGGATCGAGCCCAGGTCGCGGCCGTTGACGGTGCAGGTGGCGACGATGCGCTGATAACGGTCGCGGGACTGGACTGTGCAGCGGGCGCCATTGGCTGCGAGTTGGCGGGCGCGCTCAGTGGCGCGGGCTGCCGTTGATCGTGCCGTCGGGGAGCAGGCCCAGACTTTCGGCCGCTGGCGGCAGCGGGTGAACGGCGCGACCTCTCCGGCGTCGATGCCGGCCAGACGAACGCGGTGGCGCTCGCCGTCAGCCGTGTGACACCGCCCGCTGTCTCCGTCGCTCATGGCGAGGGTGGCGCAGATCAGGGTCAGCGGGGTCATGCTTGGATCTCGTCGAAATCAACCGACTCCGAATAGTATCCGTTGCTCTCGCCTAGCCATCGGATTGTCACGCTGCCCTTGATGGTAGCCAGCTTATAGAACGTCCAGGTCCAGCTATCTGCTGGATAGTCGGGTGCGGGATCACCCCTTTCGCTTTCAACTTCTTCCGCAAGCAACAGGGGGCTGCCGACGATGTCTGATAGGTCACCGGCAACGTCTTGGACCTCCACACCTTCGCAACAATCCTGGCGGTGCCAGAGCTTGTAGAGGCGCCCTTCGGTCGTGGCGATTAGGATTTCCTGCTCGTCGCCGCTGACTTCAATCCGAGAGAGCGTGTGACCAACCAGGTCCGAGAAGTTCTTCACTACGTCACCCATTCACCCCTCCTGTGCCTTGGGGTTTTTGTTCACTTCGTACCCGTCGAGCTTGGCGCGGAGGGTGTCTTGCAGTTTGCGCCGCCGCATGAGATTCTAACTGCCGCAGGGGTTGACGAGGTGCCGCGCTTTCAGCCGGAAAATCTCGCGCCCACACGAAGCCCCATCCTCCACGGTGGGGCTTTTCGTTTGCTGGCCCGGCTTCCAGTCTAGCGATGAGGGCGGACAGGTCAGCGGTCATGCTTCTGCTCCTGGTGCTGGAGGGAGGGGGAGCCAGTGGGTCGGGTGGTCATCGACACCAGCCGCGAAAACGCGGATGAAGCTGTCGCGGAAGCCCTCAGGCCGCCCGCCGCGCCCTGTCTGGTAGTGCATGAAGTCGATGCCGCACTCAGGACCAAAGCCGATGAACCGGGTCCCATCCTTCGGAGCCGTCTCTATAGGGCGCCACTCCACCGCATCAGCCAGCTTGCGCTCTGCTTTGGTGGATCGGGCTAACTGGGAGTGCTCGGCGCGCTGAGCCTCTGCCACCTTCGCTCCCGCCCATGCTTTCCAGTGCGCTTCTGACGCGTCGGCCTTTTGCCGCAGCGCCGCGACCTCTGCGATGAGGGCGCGAATACTGTCTGTCCCACGTTCTAGAAGCTGAACATCATCGACAGTAAACTCGTCATCGCGGGCTTCAGCGTATAGAGCCAAAAGGTCAGCCAGCCGAGCCAGTTCCGCATGATCGCCTGGGATCATATTGGTGGCGTCACCGGAATGATCGCCGGATGAGGCGAGGGCTGCAGGTTTGCCGCTCACCAGGTTCGCTTCATTATCGACAACAGCCGTTGCGTCTAATACGCGATCCACAAGGCCGCGCATGAACCTCGGCGTCAGCGTCATCTGCAGGCCAACCCCGGCATCATCACGGATGGCGTCCTTGATCGCCCTTTCCACCTTCTCGCGCGGGCTCATGGTCTCAGGCATCATCGTCTCCATGCCATTCAGCGTCGCATCTCGGGCAAATCCAGAAGTCGTCAGGCCCCAGATCAGCCGGAACCCGCTCAGAGCAGTCGCACTCGTTGATTTCGTCATCGGGGATGGTCTCAGGCATCGGGGCGGTCCTCGAGCTTGATGCGGAGATGTCCGGTGAGGAGGTGAAGATTGCGAAGCTGCTGGTTCCGACGATCCTGGCCACGAGCAACGAACCGAGAAGTTGCACCAGTGGTGGCGAAGTCCTTGTTCCGATCAGACCGGACCATACAACCGATCTTGAGTTGGAGCCGCCTGTAGCTGATGGCGATCTTCTGGCCCTCCTGCCAATCCCACCAACGCTTTCCAGTGAGGTGCTCAGGCCAAAGCGCCAGCCCCTTATGCTTCCGAGCCATTTGGGTGCGGAAGCCAGAAACCATGTCGGTGTTCATCCCTAGCGCGTAGAGGTCCGCGTCCTTGATCGCCATCGACTTGCCTCCATAAACGACAACGTTTATATAAACGGCATCGTTTATGGCGTCAACAAAGACGGTATCGTTTTCTATGCCCTTGTCCGACATATCGGTATCGACTACTCCATCCCGAATGGGACGACCGCCGCTAGGAAACAAACCAACGCAGGTGCGATTGCCGCCTGACGTGCTGGAGCGCATCGATGCGCTCTGTGGGACGTATGGGCGGGCGAAGTTCATCCGGGAGGCCGTCGAAGCCGAGCTAGAGCGTCGAGAGAAGTCGAAGGACTGATCTCTCATTCCCCCGCCTCCCCAGGTGCTGCGGAGAGGGCTTGCTCTCCCTTCCAGCGGATCAGGGTGCGACGGCATTCAGCAGCCGTGAGGGTGAAGGTCTTGCCGTTCGCGAGAGTGTAATGCGCACCCTCGCCTCCGTTGCCGATCACGGCCCCCGACACGACAGGGGAGCGCTTGTTGGCAGCGATGAAGCTTTCCAGATTATCAGCCACGGTCGCGCCCCTCCTGTTGCAGGGCGGCGAGGGCTTTGCGCCCCTTAGTGATTTCGCGCCACACGACAGCTCGCGTTTCCTTGCCGGAAACGATGCTGTGAAGAACCTCAAGCTGAGGCAGCGCGCCTTCCAACGCCTCGACCGCCACCCGCATCTTCTCAGCCTCTGGCGCGGGTGGGGTGGTGAATAGGTCGCGATACTCGATCCTGTGAAGCGCCTCCCATGCCTTAACTTCTCGCTCGCTTCTCCAGTCGGCTTCCCTCCAGGCGGTGAGCGGCCCTTGATCATTGCAAGCGCGCCATTGCTTCGCCACCGGCTGCGCTTCCTCGCGGGCTTGGGGCTGGGCGCGGAGGGCTTCGAGACGCTCGGCGGCTTCCAGCATCAGAACGCCGCAGCGGTCGCGCGCCTCTTGATCCGCGTCCAAGTCCCAAGTTTCAGCGCGGCGCAACCGGGCGGCTAGATCATCCGCCCCCGTCTCCGCCGGGGCTTCCTCGCGGGCTTGGGGCTGGGCGCGGTAACTATCGCGAACACGGTCCAGACAGGCGATCAGCGCGTCCGTGTCAGGGCCGCATCCCTCTTGATGAGCCTCAACGAACCGGCTGAACCAATCGACTAGCGACGACTCCCCCGCCTCTGCCGGGGCTTCGACCATTTGTCGGGCGTCCGAAACATGGTCAGCCGGGGCTTCCTCGCGGTTATTCTCGGCCCATGCGGCTTCGGTTCGTGCGGTCCAATCGGGGGCTTCCTCGCGGGTGGCGAGGGCGCGAAGTCGATTGCGTTCAACGATCGGGGCGAGCGCGCCGGGATCGACGCGACGGATGCGCGCCATGATCCGCTCACCCTCAGCCGTGTCGCTGTGATTGGCGGCGTTCCATCCCGCAAGCGCCCCCGCCCGATAGTTGCTGTCGCAGAGCGCGGACACCGCCGGGTCGTCGGCTAACGGCGTCAAATCCGCCCCGCCTTCCTCGCGCACAGGGGCGGCGGTGAGTGCGTCGACCTGCTTTCGGATTTCGACGCGATCCAATCCGGTCAGCGCGGATGCCTGCCCTTCGGACAAGACACCGGCGCCGTGCATCAGGACGGCGATAGCTTCCAGATCGTCAGCCGTGCGCTCGAACCATTCGCGAGGCATTGGGATGATGTTGCGCGACGTGTTGTCAGGGGTCGGCTCGCACACCTCCACTACGTGGCAGTGCTTGAGCTTTTCGGCCACGACGGCGAGCGGCTTCAGCGTATCGATCAGCTTCAGCGGCAAATCAACCGGCACGGACACCATGCGGACAGGGTCAGACATTGCCGACCTCCTTTCTGTCAGCGTTGCCCCCACCCCCACGGGATTGGCGGGCGGCTTGGCGGAGGGCTTCGATCACCGGGTAAGGATTATCCTGTCCGCAGCGCTCGACCTGCGTCGCTCCGCATTTTCTGCACTTAACCGCTGACCGCGCGTCGTTCTGGCGGACGGGGCAGAGAGCCACTTCGGCATCATACTTTGCCAGCGCCTCCAGCACTTCGGGGGCGGTCATGGCTGCACCTCGGATAGGCCTAGGACGACATAGCCCGGCTCAATGCCGAACTGGCCGCCGGTCAACACGTAGCTGATGGTCTTCTCGATGGTCCGCAGGCCGTTCGCGCCTTGCGGGGCTGCATTGCGGGCAGGGTCAAACCAGCGAAGGATCAGGCGGTCGCCCTTCTGGAAGCCACGATCATCGCGGCGGACCTCGAAAGTCTTCTCGCCGCGCTCAACAGCCTCGAAATACGGCGGGTGCGTCTTGAGTTCGTGCGTCACCATCTCAGCGCCCCTCCTGTTGGGTGGTGGCCTTGGAGAGGGCGGCTCGGAGCGACAGGGCCAGCTCAGCCTCTTCGGGGCCGTAGAGCGAGTGAATGTCGTCCTCGGACAGGCCCTCGTAGGGCTCATGGCTCTTGATCGCGACGGCCAGCAGGTCAGGCGCGGCGGCGATCAGGCGGGCGTATCTGTCAGCGCCATCGAACTGGCGCACACCCCCATCAACGTCAGAGCGGTCGATAAAATACAGATCGCAGACCGTTCGTCCGGCCACATCCACAACATAGAAGCCGTGATGCTCGTTCGCGGGAACGACCTCCCACGGAGTATGCTTCACTTCAGCCATGGTCTTGGGCCTCGCGATGGGCGCGGGCGGCGGCTTGAGTCGGGCCGACCGAGCCGTTCAGTTTGCGGTTGCGGGGAGCGAACCCCGGGGATTTGATGGAGCCGTGGCCGCGCTTCTGGCGGCGGGCGTATTGGCCGGTCTCGCCGCCTTGGGCCTTGGCCTTGGCGATCTTGGCGAGGTCGGCGCGGGTCTTTTCCAGCGCGCACGGCCAGCGGTAGAAGCGGCGGTTCGCGAGGTCGTCTCGCTCGCCCTGGCGGCCGACTTCGGACAGCTCGCGCGGGATGACGTGCTCGTCCACGACGCGCTCCGTCACAGGGTCCAGGGGCTTGCCGCAGCCGCAGCCGCAAAGGATCGGCGCGGCGGTCTGGCGCTGCAGGACGAGGATCGTCTCTGTGCGGTTCAGGGGTCGGCGCTTGGTCATGCCGCGACCCTCGCTTCGCCAAGCGGAACCATCGCAGTAGCGGCGCTGTTTGAGCCGAGAACTGAGGAGGAAACCCCATGGACGAGTTCAAGCGTAGCGACCCGAACGTCATCAGCGCCCAGACCAGCACCTACCAAGAGAGGGTTATCGTCGAGCGAGAGAACAACACCGCCCTTTGGTGGATTGTCGGCATCCTGTTCGCGGCCGTTTTGCTCGGAGTGCTTTTCCTGCTGTTCCGCCCCGCGGGGCCGACCGATGCGGACCTGCGGGTTGCGCAAGCCGAGGCTGCCGCTGAAGACGCCCGCCAGACCGCTGAAGCCGCTCTGATTCAGAACCAGATCAGTCGGACGCGCGAGGACGTCGCCATCGCTCAGGCTCAGACCGCTACTGCTCGGGCCGACGCGATCCGAGCTACCGCAGAGGCGCGAGCCGCCGAGGCGCGGGCTGGGGCGCCGGTTGTCATCGAGCGCCAGGTCGAACCGGCCCCGCAGGCCAACGGCCCAGCAGTCATCACCACGACCAGCCCGCAGCCGGGGAACGGAAACTGAAGGAGCGCGCAGGTAAGTCATGCGCGCCTCCGTCCCTGCCGCTTCAAAGTCGATGATGCGAATCACCGTCATGCTCAGCCCTCCTTCGCGGCGGAGATGGCGGCTTCCAGCTCGCGCGCCTTCGCCATGTCGGTCGCCTTAAGGACGGCGAACTTCGCCAGCTCCTTCCGGCCGGTTTCGAGGGCTTCGATCTGGTCAGGCCGGAGGAAGGGCAGGTCCGAGATCAGACGATCCGCCCAGGCGATGGTGTCGAGAGCCAGCGACGTCCCGTCATCAGGAGCGTCCTCGACGTCGCCGGCTGCCGGTTCCTCGGTGGGAGTGCGATCACCGGGGAAAGGGGCGCCCGCGTCCAACGGGGAGGAGTCGTCAGACGCGGGCTTTATCGACGCGGCGTCGGGGGAGGGGGCCGCGTCGAAAGTAGTCAGTGGTTCTACGTTCTGGCTCTCACCATGGATCGAAGTGAAGCCCTCGCGCGGCGCGTCGTTCGGCGCAGCCAGGCGGGCGGCGAGGTTCGGGCGCTCGGCGGGGACGGCGCGGGCAGAGACGGTCTGATAGTCCTCGACCTCCTCGCGCACTTGGAAGCCGCGAAGCATGTCCGCGCAGCCGTCGCGCAGAGCCCAGGCGCGGGCGCGCATCTGGAGCATGCGTTTCGGGTACTGCTGCCAAGGCCCTTGCTTGTTCCAGAGGCCCGCCTTCTTGGCGTCGGAGACCGAGAATGAGCGGGCGATGGTCTCGCCGGTGTCGGGGCGCGTGACCTCGCAATAAGCAACGGCCGTGTCACCGTCCCCGTCGCTCCATTCGCGGGCCTTGATGCCTTGGGCGCGAGCGACAGCCATGAGGCCGTCACCCCAGAGGGTCGGTCGGTTGTTGACGATGGCGAACGACTGGAGCGCCTGGAACGGGGCAAGGCCCAACTCTGCACCGGCCATGATCGCGACCATGACCTGTTCCGGCTTGTCGAGGCCGCGCGGTGCGAGGCCCGACGCTGCGATCGCCTGGGCGACACGGAAGGCTTCGTCCAGCGATTGCGGGACCAGCGCGGCGACCGTGCCTCCTGCCATGATTGGCGGCTTGGGCGCAGCCGGCCGGGTTGCGGGGACTTGAGCATTCATGCCGCGATCTCGCTGTTCGGGGTGTTGTCGTTTGCTTCAGCGGCGATGACCTCGAGCCGCTGGTCGATCTGCTTCGCCGCCCAAGGCGGTAGAGTTAGATATTCGGCGTCCTGGCGATCACCGCCGGGGCCGGGCCAGACGCCGGTTGCCACGCACTGCGAGAACTGGTCGATGGCGCGGCGCAACTGCATCCGGCCGCGGTCCAGATCAGCGCCGGTCAGGACGGTCACGCGGACGCAGTGGGGAGGAGCCTTCTCCACCCATACGAGCGCGAACTCTTCCATCGGGCGGCCGAGGACGGCTTCGGAGGCCGTACCGACGAGAGCGGCCTGCATGTGGTACCCGAACCCGGCGAGCGAGCGCTCCAGATCGTCGTCGGCCACGCTGGCGGTCGTCTTCAGGTCAGCGAACAGGCCCGAGGCGTTCGGCACCACGTCAGGGCGGCTCTTCAGCCAGACGCCGGTTTGGGCGTCTTTCCAGAGCAGGGAACGCTCGACGAAGCCGTCCAGAATGCCCTGCTCGACCAGAGGATGACGGGCGAGGGCTTCGGCCATGCCGGTGACGGCGGCCAGGTCTGCCTCGGTGATGACCGTCTTCCCGGCGGCGATCATTTCGTCTCGCCACTGTTTGGCGTCTTTGGTCCGCCAGTCCGACCATTGCTCCGGACGGGTGACGAACTCGTCGGCCAGGCCGTCCGAGCCTTCCAGCAGAAGCTTGTGCGCCAGTCGTCCGAGAGCAAAGGCCGGACGATCCGGCTGCGGCGCTCGCTTCGGGTTCAACGCGCTATCGACGTAATAGTGGGCCGGGCTCTGGGCCCAGATGGTGCGGAGACCGGACGAGCTGATCGACGGGCCGACGGTCGGCTGGCCGTGGTAAGCGGAAATGTCGAGCGAGTAGACGCCCGGCTCGCTGATCTTGCCAGACAGGGGCATGGGCAGGGGATTGTGCAGGGTCACAGCAGCCACCAGAGAGAGCCGAGGACGACAGCGCCCGCGACGAGTTGAAGGGACGCCCGGATCAGGTTCACGGGCAGACGGCGCGGCTCGAAAGGGACGGCCCGCGGATCGCCAGGGCGCACCTGCGCGGCGAGTTCGCGATAGCGCTCGCGCACGGCTTCCCACGGATGCGAGGGGATGATGCGGAGGTCCACCATCACTCGGCCACCGGCGGAGGATCGAGTGGAGCCCAATGGGTCGCTTCGGCACCATCGCCCTCGACCTCATAGTCGTTGACGATCAGCCAAGTGCGATGACGCTTGCTCCAGGCCGCGACGCACTGGAATGGCGGCGCGTCAAAGTCGTCTTGCGACACGAAAAGCTTGATGTCGGTTCCGTCGCGCGGGGCGCTATCAATAGGCCTCCACATCACGCTGCCCTCGCCATGCTTGCCGGCGGCAGGGGGTCGTTCTCGGCTTCCCGCGCGTCCCGGATGGCCCAGGCCAGCGCATTGACGACCGGGAGCAGCAGGCCGGGGTCTTCAGCGGCTGCCAGTTCGCCGGCCAAGCGCAGCATTTCCTGCGTGGCCTGATCGACCGTCATCCGGCGGCGGGTGCGGCGGTCCAGGATCTTCGGGCCTTCCACCTTGAAGAGGGGCAGTTTAGAGGGCGGGACCAGGGCGAGGTTCACATTCCCGGCCTTGGCGATCCCGGCGACGACGCCGGGCATGATTTCGGAGATGTGTTGCATCACGCGGCCTCTCCAATCTCGGCGTTGTCATTCGCGGTTTGGGCGCGAGCGGCACAGCGGCGGTATCGAGCCGCGCTCTCGCGGTTCTCGGCGGCCTGGAAGTCGCGGCCTTGCTCTTCGTACTCGGCGGCCCAGCGCTCCAGCGCATCGGCCATGGCGAGCATTTTCACCGGGTCCGTCTCGAAGACTTCATCGGCGGACACCAAAATGGCGCGCAGTTCGGCCTGACGGGCGGCGGTGCCGACCTCGTTCTGGCCGCTGAGCCATTGCAGCTGACGGCGGGCTTCGTCGGGGGTGATCGTGGCCATTTACGCAGCCCACCGTGCTTGGGCGGCCTGGGCCTTCAGAGCGCCGCGGACGGCCTCGCAGTCCACTGGCGGCTCGTAACCCATGGCGTCGCGCCACAGCGCTTCCTTGCCCGACCAGTTCGCGAAGATCGAACCGGTGGACATGCCAGCGGCAGCGGCGATGTCGCGAATGGTGACGGGTTCATAGCTACCCGCCGGGGCCCAGAGAACGCGGGCGGTATGCAGCAGCTTCTCGCGCGTCGCCGCTTTGGCGAGCTGGCGCTTGTTGAGTTTCGGGGCGTCGTCGTTGGCGGCCAGGTCAGGCGCTTGGACGCGGTCGTTCGTGGATTGGATGGACATGAGGTCTATCCGGTTGATGGAGAGAGTATGCATATTGCATATCTACGGCGCAACTAGAAAGTTTGCGATTTGCATACCTAATCGGTCCGAACCACGACACGAGCGGACGTATGCGCGGCAGCGCAGACTCGACTTCTGACCGCGAACCTTGATTCGTTAACGCGACGATGGACGGGAAGGAGAGCCAGAATGGCCAGAAAAACGATCTACTGCGCACAGGCCTTTTGGAGCCGAGGCGGACGGCTTGAAGGCGGAGAGGTGCATCAGTTTCTGAACCGTGAGCGCGCGGTCGAGGGCGGCCAGGCCCTATTCACAGGGGCCAACGGCGTCGCGGTCTTCTCGGTTGCGGGCTATCCCGATATCGACCTGTGGGAGGATCCCCACATGCTCAAGGTGTTCGGCGATGTTCCGGCCATCGAGCCCGCCCCTCCGCCGGAGGAGATAGCCTACTTCAAGATCGACTGCAGCGTCGGCGGGGACACTTGGACCCAGATCGAACCGCTGGCAGGCAAGGAACGGAACGAAGAGGCGGCGTGACACAACTTCCCGTACAGGACTAGATAGCGTCGTTCTGTTTCGGAGGAGGGGCGTATGAGGCTTCTGGTTTTCGCGGCGTCGGTCGCAGTCTTGGCCCTGCCCCTGGCGGCTACGGCCCATCCCGGCGGACTGAACGCCGAAGGCTGCCACAACGACCGGAAGAACGGCGGCTACCACTGCCACCGGGGAACCAGTAGCGGATCGTCGCGATCCGCTCCGCCCAGCCAGGCGCGCGGCCTTATTGGTTCAGGATCCAGTTCAGGCGGCGCCTTCAGGAACTGCGCGGAGGCGAGGGCGGCAGGCAAGGCGCCCGTGCGCCGTGGACGGCCGGGTTATGGGCCGCATCTGGACCGCGATGGCGACGGGGTAGGCTGCGAGCGGGGCTGACAAGGCCGAGCGCCGGGCATAGCCTGACGCCATGGACGAAGATGACATCGACCCTTCGGACGACCCGATCTATCGGGCTGGCGTCCTCATGGGCAGGAACCAAGCCCTGACCGATGTCATGGAGCGCCTGTTCTCGCCGGATGCCGTGTCGGCCGAGAAGACCGTCCGCGCGCTTCATGCATGGGTGCAGCAGACCATGGACGAGGTGAGGGTCGAGATGCAGCTCGTGTTCGCGGATTTCGAGGCCGATGACGAAGAAGACTAGAGCTTAGCGCGCGCCTTCTCCAAACGAGCCTGCAGCTTTTCGCGCTCCGCTTCATAGGCCGCCCGTTCCTCGTCCCGGCGCGCTCTCAGGGCCTGCAGCTCTTCGTCCAGCCCTCGCGCGGCCTCATCGTGCGTGGTGTCGAGTTCGTCCAAGGCGTGCTGGGCCTCCTCCACCCGCCTCCGATCGGCGGCGCTGGGCTGTCTGGCCTTTTTCGCCGCATTCTTCTTGGGAGCTGCCGCTGGCAGCTTCACGTCGAGCTTGCGCTCTATCACCGTGCCTGGCGAAGCCTTGGCAACCTCCGCGTCGATGCTTTCGTCAACCTCCTTGGCCAGCCCCGTGGCGAAGAGGTCCTGGCTGCTCCCCCAGGCGGCTAGTGCCTTCGGGCGGGAGCTGGCCGCCACGGTGAAAGTGTGGAAGCCGTCAGACCATTCGAACAGCTTGAGCCGCGGAGCCATCAGGTCGGATCCGAAAACGGCGGCCTGGGCAGTCCGCGTGCGCCCTCCGGCTCGGTGACGCCAGGCGGTGAAGGCTCCGTACCGGCGGCCTCCTCGATCTTCTTCATCTGCGTGGCGTCATCATCCAGCTCTGGCGGGACAGGGTGCGGGTCTGATGGTCTCGGCTTGGCCGGACGGGCGGAGATGTTCTCCTGACCTACGCCTCGAAGCAATTCCGCTGGATCGCCCTTCGACGCCGTGTCGGCTTGAAAGGGCGTCGGCTTCCCATCCCCATCGGTGAGGTGCGCTGGTGGATTGCGTGGTGTCTCGTCCATGGCTCTCTCCTCTTGCTTCGGAATAGAAGTCGAGAGGTGATGGGGCGTTCCGGCCTAACAAAAACCCCGCCTGGTGGGGCGGGGGCCGCACGGTGCATTGTTGAGCGCGGCAGGTTCGCGCAGCCTGTTGTCCCGTAACGGAGACAAACAGATGATTACCCTATCGTATCGAGCCGAAGCCCATGAGCGCGTTTATCGGGGGCTGACCCAAATGCCGCCTTTTGAGCGCGCCTTGGTCGCTCAAGCTCTAAAGAATTCCCCAGCCATGCTTCCTGTCGATGGAGATGTTGGGCGTGAAGCCGACCAACTTCGCCGCGACCTACTGCGCGGATGTGGCGATGGTCCGGGCTAATTGAGATGATATCTATTGGGGCGGTCCTCAATTTTGCTCACAGGGCAGCCCTTTACGCTCACCGATTCGTCAGAAAAGCTTTCGTCAAGAGCTTTACCTGCGATTATGGATGTGCGTCCATTCGTGTGTAGGTGACCGTGCGCTAGACACTAGGTTTAGTGTCCGCCATCGTCATCTTCGCTCAACGAAAAAGCCGCCGGGATCCTACTCCCGACGGCCTTTGCTTCGATGGGTTTCCAAGGGTTGGCGAGGCCCGTCTCAGCACTATCACCGTGAATTCTTTCACGGGCTGACGGCCTCGTCAATCCATCACTTTGAAGCCCGGACACCGGGCAGAAAGGGATGGCGATGCAGTACGCCCTCCAAGTTTTTGAGACCGAAGACCACCTCCAGTTTCGCACTTTCGATGTGGATGGAGAGCCGTGGTTCAGTTTGGCCGACGCATGCGGCGCCCTCGACATCAAGAATGCGAGTGATGCAGCGGGCCGGCTGGACGATGATGAAAAGGGGGTCGTTCAGACCGATACCCTTGGCGGGGCCCAGAAAATCCGCATCATCAACGAGTCCGGCCTTTGGAACCTCGTGATGAGATCCGACAAGCCGGAAGCGAAGCGCTTCAAGAAGTGGGTGACCGGCACAGTCCTGCCTCAGATCCGAAAGACAGGTTCTTTTGGCAAGCAGAGGATGCCCCTGTTTCTGCAGCGATACAGCGCGAACCACAATCGCGTCGCAGCTGGCCACTTCTCGGTGATTCAGGTGTTAGCCACGCACCTTTACGGACCGCTTGAATTTGCTGGCCATGTGGTTGCTGACCGCAGCCTTGATGGGAAGGAAATGCGTCCCGAAAACAGCGTGGGGAGGCTTTTCAGTGAATGGCTGAAGCGCAACCACCCCGAGGTCAAAGACCAGTTCAGCTATTACATTCACTGGACCCCCCAAGCGGAGTTTCCAGCGCGCCAGTATCCCAACTCGATGTACGGTTTGTTCGTCGAATTTATGCAAGAGACTTGGATTCCGCAGTGCACTTCGTATTTCAAGGGCCGCGATCCAGGGGTGCTGCCACACTTGCCTAAGTTGCTTCCCGCTAACGATGCGCAAGGAGGCATGATGAAGCTTCCGACGATCCGTCGCAGGAAGAAGTAAATCAACGCCCCCAAGGGAGGCTTCGGCCTCCCACCTCATTTGGGATCGCGCCATGCCTCAGAGTTGAACGCGGCCCTCTCTCCCAGTTCCTCTAGGCGCTGCAGTCGCCGTTCTATCCGCTCGGCTGCGTCCACTGCCCGACTTGCTCGCCTGTGTGTGTCCAGAAGCAGCGCCCAAGTGGCGATTGCCACGACAAACTCAGGCCATCCCCAGCCAGCAATCATTTTGTTGTCCCTCACCCAGCCTTAGCCATGCAATTGGAGACCTACTCCGCATCCGCCTTGCGCCCGAACCACAGCGCCAGCATTCCGCTACAAAAGATCAGGCCTAGGAGCACGGTGTAGGGAAGGGGGTACGGCTTGTTCCACATAGCCCCAGCGCTGAAGAGGCAGATCAGGGCGAATGCCGCCGCCAGTCCTCTGTACACGTGCTTCCGCTGAAACATGGGATTTCCTCAACCATATACCCCAATAGGCTACTCCGGCGTCCCTCGAACCGTCGTCCTCATCTTGCCAACCGTCCTCGCGGCTCGAGCGTCTCCGGATGTTATCCGCTCACCGGTAAGTTGAGGGTCAGCGGCGGACGTCGTCTATCTCGCTGCTGCGAACCATGCTGATGTGGAGCTGGTTGATCTCCTGCACCGCAAGGTCGCCACGTTGAATATGGCCGAGAAGAATCTCGCTGGACTTCGTGAACCGGTGGCCAATCCGCAGCGGGTATGATTTGAACATCCAGCCGAAGAATCCAGGGAAGAAGACGGCTTCGTCGAGATCACGCCACTTCACTCCAGATGTACCCTTGGCCCAAGGCAAGACACCCTGGAACACCCACACACCGGTTTCGTCTGCGTACAGTTTCAGGCTCCGGCGGACTAGGAAGCCATAGGCGTAGAGAGAGACCCACCCGATAATCCACGCAATGCCGATGAGCGGAATGGCGTAGGCAATGGCGAGGCCGATTGCGACGAAGACTAGGGCGATGATCGTGGGGCGAACGTGCGCCGTCCAAGAGACAAAATATGGGCCTACGGCTACAGGTCCCGATAGGGTCGAGAAGGTGTTGGAGGTCGTGTCGGTCATATCGTCCTGATTGCTGCCAGGGCACCGCCCCGCTTAGAGCACAGCTAATAACCGCGTAATGTTAAATGGTTACGGTAACGAGCGTCGACGCGCTTCCTCCCCCGAGGTTCTTTCAGTCCGCCGTCAGCAGCAGGTCGCCCGACATTCGATCTGTCTGGTTATCCGTTCGTCCCGGTGCGCATGAAGCTCTGGAGCACCTTTAGGGCCTGATCCCGCTGTTCGTCTGGAATCGCCGCCCAGGTTTCAAGGACATTGGTCGGCAGGTCGTTGGGATCGTGATCGAGCAGCATTCCCGGCGTAGTGCCTAGCGCCGGAGCCAGGCGTCGCAGCCATTTATCCGAAAGACCGCGCGCGCCGGTTTCGAGGTTCGAGATCACCGCTTTCGTGGTGTCGACCTTCTCGGCCAGCTCGGCCTGGGTCATGTGCCGAAATGTCCGCCACGCAGCGAGATGGTTGGTGTCCTTGGCCATGTAGGCATTTTGCATCCTCCCGGTTTTTGGGTCGTCACGCAGAATGCATACCTTTTCGCTTGCCAGTAGGTATGCATATTGCATATCTTCAGGGCCATGACGAAGCACCTGAGCGACCTCAAGGCTACCGATCTGCAGCGCATTGGCGTGAGCAAGCCCTACGCTCATCAGCTTTTGGCGGGCATGCGCACGCCCTCCCTCAAGCTGGCGGTGCAGGTCGAGGATGAGTTTGGGGTCCCCCCGAGGGCTTGGCTGGAAGCGGCCAACGACGACGCCCCCGCCAGCGAGGCGGCGTGACATGCTGTCATCGGCCGCTCTCCAGTTTCGACGTCAGGAAGCCCTGATCAACGCCGGGACGGTCTACGGCCTGATCATCGGCGCCAACGAACTGGCCATCCAAGGTCGCGAGACGGATGCTCTGGCAGCGCTGGCGACGATCACCGGCGCGCTGCCGTTCGAGATCGAGGCGATCAAGGAAATCCTCGCCGCCGAGCGTGAGGCCGCAAAGGCTCGTGACCTGACGCAGCGGACGCTCGCTCCCTTCTTCGGTCGCGTACCCGCTGAAAAGCCGAATGCCGCGAACGACGAAACCCAACCGCTTTCTCCTGAACAGCCAACCCCGACCGTCGCCTGAGCGCCGCAGCGGATCACCCAAAATCGAGCCCGGAACAAATGGGATACAGGACCTACAAGCCAGCCATCAGCCATCGCGAACATGCGCGCTTGGCTGAGTTGCTGATCGACACCAACGGCGGGCCAGTGGAAGCCTCGCGCGCCTGCCGCGTCAGCCCCGGCGTGCTGTCGACCTACCAGAACCCGAACCGGCCGGAATGCATGATGCCGGCCGACGTCATCGCGGATCTCGAGAAGGCCTGCGGGGAGGGGATTTACAGCGCGGCGCTGGCCGAACTGCGCAGGCCCCAGCCCATCACTGGCTGCCTGAAGGAGCTCGCCTTCGACCTCGCCCAGGAGAGCATGGACGTCGTCGCTGTTGTCCGCGAGGCGCTGGCCGATGGCCGGCTATCCAACAACGACCTCGACGCCATCGCTGCCGCCGAGCGCGATGCAGAGCAAGCGCTCGAGAGGGTCCGCGGTGTCCGCAGGGCCATCGAAGCGGCGAGCCCGACCCCGCAGAGGGCAGCCTGATGGCCTTCCTGCTGATCATCGGACACGCGCTGTTCCTGCGTCTGGCGCGCAAGCCGTCGCTGTTCAACGCCAAGCCCTTCGCCCTCTGGCGATGACCGAACGGGACTGACCGCCCCGTTGAGCGGTCTTGATGGAGGGCCAGATGGCCAAGAAGCTCGAAGCTGACAATGACCAGTACCCCGTCGTCCAAGGGACGATCGGCGCCATTCCGAATGAGCCGGACAACGGCATGGCGTCCCACGACGACATCCGCATGGCCGCGAACGAGATGGTCCAGCTCAATGAGGAGCGGAAGAAGCTCAACGCCAAGATCAGCGCTTTCCGCAAAGGCCTGAAGGCCAAGGGCGTCAAGCTCGGCGTCCTCGACGAACAGGTCCGCCTGCTGGAATGGACCCCGGAAGAGGTCAAGCAGTTCTACGCCGAGCGCGACTGGTACGCCGAGGCCATGCGCCAGCCCATCGGTTCGCAACTGGAGCTGTACGGCACCGACGCCACGCCCGATCCGGTCCGAGAGCAGCTGAAGTGGCGCAACATCGGCTTCCGCGATGGTCTGGCCGGCAAGGGCTGGGCGAACGAGGCGCCCAAAGAATGCCCGCACGACTGCATCCAATCCTATGGCGAGGGCCATGAGGAAGGGCAGGCCACGGTGCGTCGCGCCTTCGCCGCTCGTCTGGCGCAGGCGCCGGTCACCGACGATGACGACCAGATCGGCATCGAGGACGTGGCCAACGACCACGGCGACGACTCTATCGAAGACGAGGCCGCCTGATGACGGGGCTGGCCTTTACCATTCCGGGCGACCCTCGCGGTAAGGGCCGGCCCCGCGCCACGACCATTGGCGGCCATGCTCGCATGTTCACCGACAGCAAGACCGCCAGCTACGAGAACCTCGTCAAGCTGGCGGCGTCTCGCGCTCTCGGCGGCAGGGCGCCGCTCGATTGCCCCCTGACGGTCGTTGTCACCGTCCGCATGACCCCCGCCGCGTCCAGCAGTCGCAAGAAGCGCGCCTCCATGCTGGCGGGCGAAATGGCCCCGACCAAGCTCCCCGACCTCGACAACGTCGTGAAGGCCGTTCTCGACGGCTGCAACAAGGTCGCGTTCAGAGACGACGCCCTGGTCGTCAGCCTGATCGCCCGCAAGCGCTACGCCGAAGTTTCCGGCGTCGATGTCGAAATCCGTCCCACCATTCTGAAGGCTGCAGCATGACTCATCACGGCAACAACGACCCATGGCCTGATCATCAGGTCGATGCGCTGAGGGCGCTGTGGGAAGAGAAGAAGTCCGCGAGCGAAATCGCCAAAGCGCTGGGCAACAAATCGCGCGCGGCTGTGCTGGGCAAGGCTCACCGACTCGGCCTGAGCGAACGGACGGCTCCGGCGAACTTCCAGACGCATACCGGCGCGGCCCAAGCCGCGCGCCAGCCGAAGGCCCCGCCCGTCAAACGCAACCGCGCGACCGGCGGCATCAAGATCGACAAGCCTGCTCCTGCATCCAGCTTTGGCCGGTTCGCGCCTTCCAGCCCCGAGGAGGCGGCCAAGAAGCGCGAGCATTTCGCCAAGCATGGCGCCGGGATCATCGACGGCTTCACGGAGGCTGCGAATGACACCTCGATCCTGCTGATCGATCGCCGCCGTTTCCAGTGCTCATGGCCGGTCGGAGAGGTTTCGGGCGCCGGGCAGATGTGCTGCGGCCAGCCGGTCGATCCCGCCGCCACTGGCGCGACTGAGACCTACTGCCCGACCCACCATAAGCGAGCGGTAGGCAGGGTGCTTGCCGCGTCCAAGGCTTTCGGGTTCGGCGAGCGCCGCCCGGCCCGTCGCGCCGAGTCCACCCCTTGGGATCAGGGGAGGGCTGCGTGAGCCAGCGTGAGGATTATTTGGCCGCGCGCGTCGATCGAAAGCGCGAGAGGGAGAGCGCGAAGCAGACCCGTACCGCGCGCAGTCTGTACATCCGGATGCGTGCACGGCAGCTCGTCACCGCTCTGGTGGGCGAGTTTGATGAGCGTGCCGAAAAGGTCAGCGTCCTCCGCGCGGTTCTGGATATCGTAGGTGAAATGCTGTGGCCGCTGACCAACCGCGTGGATGCGGCAACGGCCTTCAACGCGGTCGCGGCCGACGTCTGCGCCATCTATCGCCTGCCCAAAGCCGTGAAGAACGACGACGCTGAACACGCCTGGAGCAGGCTGACGGCGGCGAATGACGGGGGTGAGGAATGAACGCCCTAGAGAGGCTGGGCCTTGAAGTCGCTGCCTTTCAGCTTCTTGGCACCCGTACGAAGGCGGCCTCGCTATGCGCCCTGCTGCATGCCTCCGGCGTGCCGATCAGCTACGAGTCCATCGCCAACGCCCGTGCATGGATGGGCCAAAGCGAGGCCGTCGATCCCGGAAACGTTGCCAAGACGCGCATCTGCCACCTGAGGGAAAGCCTTGAGGACGTGGGTCTGGGCGGTCTCATTCAGACCTACCGAGGCTTTGGATACGCCCTGCCTGAGCCCGGCCGAGCTACGGTTCTAGAAAGGCTGATGGAGGTCGCAGGAGCATGAACCGCCGCGACCTCCTCGACCTCGAACTGAACTACGCCCGGATGCTGCGGCGCGAAGCCAAGTCGCGCGCCAAGCGCTACCCTGCCCTGGCTGAGCAACTGAACCGCTGGGCGGACGCCGCCGTCGGCCGCGCCGAAGCCATCCGTTCCGGCCCGCTCTTCGACACGGAGCGGGCGGCATGATGGATGATCCCCGCGAAGCCGAAGATGTGGCCAACGCCCTCCCGCTCAACCTGGAGGCTGAGCAAGCCCTGCTGGGCCAGCTGATGTTCGACAACGACGTCCACCGGCAGGTGCATGACGTCGTCACGGCGGAGGACTTCAGCGAGCCGTTTCATCAGCGGCTCTATGCGGCCATCGACGGGCTTGTGACGGCCGGGAAGCTGGCCGAGCCGACGACGCTACAAGCGGCCTTCACGGCTGACCCCGCCTTCGAGCAGTTCGGCGGCTTCGGCTACCTGTTCGACCTCGTCGACAGGGCCCCGCCGTCCAACCGTTCGCGGGACTATGCCGCGCTGGTAGCTGACACAGCCGTCCGCCGACGCCTGATCAAGATGGCGGCCGACGCCATGCATCAGGCCCGCAACCCCGAACTGTCCGGCTATCAGGCGGTGGCCCTGGCGCGCTCCGAGCTTGAAGCGGCCGAGCGTGGTGCCGCGCCCGAAGACGCCCTGTTCGTGAACGCCCATGACGCCGCCCTGGCCCGAATGGATCGGTTGGAGCTGGAAGTCGCTACCGGCAAGCCCAAGGGCGTGCAGACGGGCCTGTCGTCGATCGACAAGCGGCTCGGCGGCCTGATGCCGGGATCGGTGATCGTCATGGCTGGGCGCCCGGGCATGGGCAAGACGGCGCTTCTCGGCAACGTCCTCTACGGCGCCGCCCTGCGGAACCCGACCAAGCTATTCGCCGGCTTCTCGCTGGAGATGGACACCGACCAGCTGAATGACCGGGCACTGTCACGCCTGACAGCCACGCATGAGCAGCCCGTCAGCTTCTCGGACATAGCCAAGGTGGCGCCGCTGACCTCGTTCGACCTGCAAACCCTCCATGCCGTGAAGGGCGAGATCCCGAAGAACCTCTGGCTGCGGGATAGGGCAGGGGTGTCCGTCGAGGACGTCTCTCGCGCCGTCTGGGCCATGAAACGCCGCGGCGACCTGGCGGCCATCGGGATCGACTATCTCCAGCTCATGCGCCGGCCTGCCCTGGCTGGGCGCAACGAAGCCTCCGCCATCGCCGAGATGACCGGGGCGTTGAAGACGCTCGCCCGCGAAGCCAAGATTGCGATCATCCTACTGTCCCAGCTGAACCGCTCGGTCGAGCAGCGCGACGATAAGCGCCCGATGCTGTCAGACCTGCGAGAGTCGGGCTCCATCGAGCAGGATGCCGATGCCGTCCTCTTCCCCTTCCGGGAGGTCTACTACCTCCAGAAGGCCGAACCGAAGGCCGGGACCGAGGAACACATGCTCTGGGAGGCTGAGGTCGCCCTGAAACGCACGGTGATGGACGTCATCATCGCCAAGAACCGCCACGGCTCCGAGGGCTCCGAGCCCCAGCAGTACCGGGCTGAGATCGACCTCATCACTGACAGGAGCGCGGCATGAGCATAGCCGACACCGTCCGGCGCTTGGTTGAAGCGGGCGCGACGCCTGAGGTGATCGCCATTGCTGTCGAGGCCATCGAACAGGCTGGGCAGAAGAAACCTCGCTCGTCTGCGGCCGAGCGCCAGGCACGTTATGAGGAGCGCAAGCGTCAGAAAGCGTCAGAGAGCGTCATTTCTGACGTCAGGCCTGACGCTAATTCTGACGCCCAGAATGACGCCTCCCTCCCTCTCCCTCCTTCCCCCCAGACCCCCCAACCACCCACACCCTCCCGCGAATATAACCCCCCTATATCCCCCCAAGCCGATCAGCCTGCCGGGCCATCTCGCCGGAAGCCGAAACGGGCTATCCCCGATGGTTTCCCGTCTGCCGAGGCCATTGCCGAGCAGCAAGCGAAGGCCCGATCGGTCGGGGCGAACCTCGACGTGGCCAACCAGGCCGAGCGTTTCCGGAACTGGTCGATCGGCAACGACGCTCGGTACGCCGACTGGGCAGCGACGTGGCGGAACTGGTGCGACAGGGCGATCAAGAACGCCCCGAAGACGGCCGTCGCCGCCGCGCGGAGCCGGGCCACCCCGTCCGAGGCCGACCGCTGGCGCCGCTGGTTGCGGGAGTACCGCCTGAACGGCCACTGGCCGTCCGACGATGCCGGGCCCAGGCCGGGACACCCAGCCTGCCGCGTCCCTGCCGCCCTGCTGGCGGAGTTCGGGCTTGCGCCGGCACCCGCCAATGACCCCAACGACCTGTTTGACCGAGGAGCCGCCGCCTGATGGCCAGCGCAGCCGAAGCCCGCATCCGCGATAAGGCCGAAACCATGCTGAGGTCGATGTGGCCGGACGCCCGCATCGTCCATGAATTCGACCTATGTGGCGTCCGTCTGGACCTCGCAGCGATCACAGAAGATCGCCTGATCCTGCTGGAGATCAAAAGCGAATTGGACACGCTGTCCCGCCTTGAAAGGCAGGTGCGGTTCGCGCTCTCTATCGGCGGGCCGGTGTTGGTCGTCTATGCGTCCCGATGGGCTGAGCCTATCCGGCAATATCGCTTTGAGGGCGGCTGGAGGATCGAATGGATTCAAGAGCACGATGGCCCTCTTGAGGTCCAGCGTCCGCTGATCCTGACCGAAGGTAACGATCGATATGACAACCGCGCCCTGATGCGGTTGCTGCTCAAGCCCGAGTTGTTCGCGCTTGCCAAGCCCTATGGTGCCAAGACCCGGTTTGACGTCAGCACGCTTCAAGCCATCGTACATGAGAACCTGACCGGCCGCGAAATCCGGCGCGGAGTCATGGCCGCCCTGCGGGCTCGGCATTTTGGCTGGACCTGTGACGCTCCTATCCCTGCAAACGACCACAAGCCCGACCTGTTCGCCCAAGGAGACGCAGCGTGACCGAACTTCACGAAATCCAGCGGCACGTCGTCGCGCGGATTGACCAGCGCCCGGTTGGCTCGGCGTCGCGCTTCGCCCTCATGAATGCGGCCGACGCCATCAGTAGGGCCATCGCCGCAGAGGCCCGAGACGTCGGCGCCCAAACAGCCCATTTCGACCCGGCACACCACCCTGAAACCCAGCATTCTCGGGCTCCAGACGTTGGCGCCGAACTCGGAGGACACCGCCCATGAGCAAGGCCGACCGCGCCAAGAAGCGCCAGCAACGGAAGCGCTACGCCAAGCCCTCCATGCCGAGGGTGATGGGGGCGAACGACAACATCGAAGCGGCGAACGACAACACGGCGCCAGTGTCTATCCGGGGCGTCAGGCTGACCGACAGCCAGGCGCTGCGGTTCATGGCGGCCGAGGCCAAGGTCGCGTCGCTTGACCTGGACCAGCAGCGGGACGGCCAGCGCATGTTCCGCGCCCTGGACGCCGAGATCGATGCCCGCATCCTTGAACGGGACGCCAAGGCGAACCTAGAGGAACTGCGAAGCCTCGAAGCTCTGCGCGGCTTCGACATCGGTGTCTCGGATCATGAGAAGGCGAGGGGAGCGCCGCGGGCGTCGCGGGACGGGCTGGAGACCCTGCTGACGGCCGGCTCGATCACCCGCACCCAGCATGCCGCCGGGCTGCGCTATCGGGCGGACTACGAACTGCTGGACCCGGAGAAGGGCCTGACCCCGCCGACGCTGGACCCGGCGCTGCGCAACATCGTCCGTGGCGGCGAGGGCTTTGCCCAGAAGCGCCGGGAGCGGGAGGAGTTCGTGCGCGACCTAGAGGCGATGATCCAGGAGGAGGACCGGACGTTTCGTGGCGCGCTGGGCAAGAGCGACGTCGAGCGGCTCGGCCGGGCTGTCTGGGCGCTGCGCGAGGTGGCAGGCAAGGGAGTAAACCTCAGCGTCCTGTGCGCAGGCCACGAGACCCGCGCCCGGACCAGCCGAGCCTTGCAGATCGCCCTCGACTGTGCGGCTATCGCCTATGGACTGGAATAGGAGGCCGTCATGGACGAACAGCAAGAGTTCCTACGCGTGAGACTGGAGCGCCAAGCCGACCGAAAGAAGTTCGCAGAAGAAATGCTGCAGAACATCGAGCAAGGATGGACCTTCCAGGAGTCGCGCGGAAACGAGGACATGCGCGACGTGACCGCCGAACGAAAAGCCCACTACGAAGAGGAAATCCGTCAGGCCGACGACCTCAGCGCGGCTTATCGGCGCTGGTACGGCGATCCAACCGCTTGACATAGGCTAGGTAATCGCTGACACAACCCATGGTGCAGCAATGTGCCGAGGGGCCCCAGACCCTGTGTCCGGGGCCTTTTTCGTGGCCGGGACATTGCCGCCTCATTTGCTAGGGATCCACCTGATAGGGTGCTCCGGCACATGAAAGGCCAAGCGCCATGAAAGAATCTAAAGGCAAACTGAAGAAGGTTGCGCCCAAGACAAACGCTTCCAATCCGAGCGTGAAGAACCTGGTCGATAAGGCCGCTGCCGGATCGAAGCAGTCCAAGTGATCACCGAGGCCCACCGGAAACGGCGGGCCTTTTTCGTTTGCGCCTCCCTTAAGGGCGAGAGGGCGGCAGGCTTAGGATTGGGAGTTCCCGGCGGGCCTGCTGTCTGCCCTAGATTGCCCGCGCCTGATTTCGCTAGGTTATCGGGATGAAGGCAGCACAGATCGGCGCGGCGGGCGCCCTCCTCGTCCAATACCGTTTGCTGAAGGCCGGCATCGACTCCGCAGCGATGACGACCGACGACGGTATCGACCTCGTGGCGTACTCGCCGAGGCTCCATCAGGCCCTGACCATACAGGTCAAGACCAACCTCCGACCAAAGCCTGGGGGCGGGAAGGGGGCACTCGCGTTGGACTGGTGGCTCCGGTTCGACAGTCCGGCGCAGTTGGTAGCCCTCGGAGACCTGTCATCCGACTCGATTTGGCTCTTCACCCACGACGAGTTCATGGAGCTGGCTCAGCAGAAGTCAGGTGGCCGAGCGCATCTGTATTTCTACACGACGGCCACGCTAAGAGCGCCCGAGCGATCGAGGTCAGCCTTCTTCGACCGGTACCGCATCGAACGCCGCATAGATGAACTGTTCGGCCCAACCGACCCGACCGCGGACACCCTGGAGCCCTTGCTCTCGGATTAGCGGCCTTTCCTGCGACGGAGAAATCCATGGTCCCCATGAAAGCCCTCGTCGGCTTCTCCTTGGCTGACGGCTCGGCCGCCGCCGGAGCCACCTTCAACGCCAAGGATGCCAAGGCTGCCGATCGCCTGGAGGCGGCGGGCGTCGCGGAGCGGGTGAATGGCAGCGAGAAGGTGAAAGCCCGATCTAACTCGCTTCCGGATCCCCATTCCTGAAGCGCCACTTCATCAAGAGCACACCCGACGCCATCACCAAGGCGCAGGCGTTGGCCACAGTGACGGGCCAGGCGCTGGTCATGACGCCGTAAATCACCCAAAGCACAAAGCAGGTCACGGTCAGCGAGTAGGTCTTCAGGCTCACGGCCGAAGCGTCTCGCTCTTTCCAGATTTTAAGGCCCTGTGGGGCGAAGCTGGTGATCGAGCACACTGCAGCGGCCGACCCTACGATGTTCGCAACGAGATTGCTCATGTCGTCGCAACGTGGCGCCTAAGCAGCTGTTCCCAAGGCAAGGATAGCGCCGATGGCCCGTCCCTCCCTCTTCAATGAGAGCGTGGCTGAAGAAATCTGCCGCCGCCTCTCCATGGGCGAGCCGCTGGCGCGCATCTGCGCCGACGACGAGATGCCCGCCTACTCGACCGTGAGGAAGTGGGAGGCCGAGAACCCCGAGTTTTCGGCGCTTTCCACGCGCGCCAAGGTCGACGGCACCCACTACATGGCCGATGAGTGCCTGGAGATCGCTGACGGCAAGGGCGACCCGGCCGACAAGCGCATCCGCATCGACACGCGGCTTCGCCTGATCGGGAAATGGAACCGCCACGTCTACGGCGACAAGCTGGCCCACGTCGGCGGCGACAAGACCGACGCCCCGATCCGCCAATCACACAGCTTCGACCTGACAAGCGCGAGCGACGAGGAGCTGGATGTCATCGAGCGCTTCATTCGTCGATCTGCCAACGCTGGAGGAGATCAGGGCGGAGAGGGCGCGTCGGAAGGCTGAGGCCGACCGGCAGCGCCTGATCGAACATCAGGGCGAGATCCGCGCCCGCTGCGACAGCCTGCACGGCTTTATCGAGGAGCATTGGTCGATCCTGGAGCCCAAGCGTCCGTTCAAGTCGGGCTGGGCGCTCCGCGCGATGTGCAAGCACCTGGAGGCGGTGACGGCAGGGCGCATCCAGTTCCTGTTGATGACCGTGCCGCCGGGCATGATGAAGTCCCTGCTGCTGGTCTTCTGGACCGCATGGGAATGGGGCCCGAAGGCGCGGCCGGACCTGCAGACGCTGGCCACCTCCTACAGCCAGGCCAACGTCCTGCGGGACAACCTCAAGCTCCGGCGCCTGGTAGAGAGCGACAGGTATCAGGCGCTCTGGCCGATCCAGCTTCGGGCCGACCAAAACGCCAAGGGCAAGTTCGAGAACACCGAGAACGGGTTCAGCGAGGCGCGGCCGTTCAGTTCGATGACCGGCGGCCGGGGCGACCGGGTAAAGGTCGACGACCCACATTCGACCGAGACCGCCGAGTCGGACACCGAGCGAACCAACGCTGTCCGCATCTTCCGCGAGGGCATCTCCGACCGTCTGAACGACGTCACGGCCTCGGCCATCGTCATCATCATGCAGCGGCTCCACGCCAAGGACGTGGCGGCCGTGGCGCTGGAACTGGACATCGGCTTTGTCCACCTGAACCTGCCGATGGAGTTCGAGGCCGAACGGATCGGCGAAGACGGCAAGGTGACGGGCGGCGCCTGTCGGACCTACGTCGATGGCGAACTGTTCTTCGAGGACCCGCGAACCGAAGAGGGCGAGCTTCTCTTCCCCGAGCGCTTCCCCGCCGCCGAGGTCGCCAAGCTCAAGAAGGCCAAGGGCTCGTATGCCTGGGCTGGCCAGTATCAGCAGCGCCCGTCGCCTCGGGATGGCGGCATCTTCCTGCGCGAGTGGTTCAAGCCGGTCTCGGTCATGCCCGCCGGGCCCAAGCGCACAGTCCGCGCCTGGGACGTGGGCGCCACCGAAGGGGGAGGCGACCCAAGCGCCGGCGTCCGCTGCACTCAGGTCGGTTATGGCGAAGAAGCCACCTACTACTTCACCGACGCCAAGGTCGGGCAGTGGAGCCCCGCGCAGGTCGAGGCTCAGTTGAAGCTGACGGCGGCGGCCGACACGACAGAGGTCACAGTTCGCCTTCCCCAAGATCCCGGCGCGGCCGGCAAGGGCTACGTCCAGACGCTGGTGAAGAAGCTGCCCGGCTACACCGTCCGGTACGAACAGCCCACGGGCTCCAAGCTCACCCGAGCCACAGCCCTGGCCACCCAGGCCGAGGCCGGAAACGTCTTCATCCTCACGACGGGGGACCCCATGCGCGACGCCTGGATTGAGCCGTTCCTCGATGAACTCTGCACCTTCCCGTCAGCGGCTCACGACGACCAGGTCGACGCCGCAGCCGACGCCTTTAACGAGCTGGCGCTCGGCTCTCGTCCCGCCCGCAAGGTGAAGGTCAGCTTCTGATGGCGGTGAACGCACGCGATCCGGCTTGGGCGGTCCATGCAGACGCCCGGAAGAAGGTCCACGACCTGCTGAGCGGCCGCGAGGATGCGCTGGGCTATATCCGTGCGTTGCCGGGGCACGACGAGGCTACGGCTCAGCGGTTCCGCGAAGGGGCCTACTATCTGCCGGTGACGGCGCGGACGGCTGAGGCTTTCAGCGGGCTCGTCTTCGGCAAGACCCCGGCGCGCTCGAACCTGACTGCGTTGGACGCCTACCTCGGCGACGTGACCGGCTCCGGCCAGGACATCGACCGCTTCGCCGAGCAGGGCTTTGACGGCATCCTGTCGACCGGCGCTGTGATGGTGCTGGTGGACTATCCCGACGCTCCGGCCGGGGCGACCAAAGCTGACGCCGAGGCCGAAGGTGTTAGGCCGACACTGAAGCTCTACGACGCCACGGCGATCCTTGCGGCCCGTGTGCAGAAGGTCGGAGCGGCGCTGAGGCTCTCGCACATCCGTGTCGCGGAGATCGTCGAGGAGAAGGACGCGGCGGACGAGTTCAAGCTGAAGCAGGTCGCCCAGGTCCGCGTGCTGGATTTGGATGACGCCGGCTTCTACCGCCAGCGCATCTTCCGCGAGACCGATAGCCAGTGGGCGCAGTTCGGAGAGACGATCGAGCCCAAGCGCCAGAACGCCCGGCTCAACGTCATCCCGGCCTTCTTCAGCAACCCCCGCGACGGCGAACCCAATCCGGCCCGCCCGCCGCTGGACGATATTGCCGACATCAGCGTCGCGCACCTGAACAACTCTGCGGCGCTGGAATGGGCGCTGCTTTGGACGGCCAACCCGACGCCCGTCTTCAAGGGACTGAATATCGGTGAGGGTGAGACGATCAAGCTCGGTTCGTCCGAAGGCCTGATCGTCACCGAGGTTGGCGACGCCAAGTTCATGGAGTTCACCGGCTCGGGCCTGTCTGAGCTGCGCATGGCTCTTGAGGCGAAGCGGAAGGATGCGGCCCTCATGGGCGCCCGGATGCTGCTTGAGACCGGCCGGGCGGCTATTGCAGCCGAGACGGCGCGGATCGAGCGGGCAGGGGAGACGTCGGTCGTATCCGGCATCGCCAATGCCCTGTCGGACTGCCTGACCAAGGCTCTGACCTTCATGGCCGATTGGGCGGGAGTTTCGAGCGAGGGTATCCAGTACTGGCTCAACACCGATCTGAACCCGGCCGGCCTCTCCGCACAGGAACTGACCGCTCTCCTCGCCGCCTGGCAGTCGGGCGCCATCACGTTGGAAGACCTTTTCGAGAACCTCCAGCGGGCCGAGATCGTGGACCCGGCCAAGAGCTTTGAGGATCACCGGGAAGCGCTGGACGAGGAAGGCGGAGGGCTCGGCACCTTGAAGGAAGACGCGGCATGAAGAAGGCTCTGGCGCGCGACGCCGCCGTCATCTGGTGCGATCGGGGTTGGCAGCCGGTCTATTTCGGCTTCTGCCCTTCACGGAAGGCCTGGGCGCGCGAGATGCGCAAGATGGGCTGCAAGGAGCCATATCCGGCCAATGATGGCTGCGCCACGACCTTCACGCAGAAAGACGGCAAGGTCTGCATCATCGTCACGCTCGGCAAGGCCCAGCACGCTGAAGGTCGCACCCGCGTCGAGGTCGCAGGTCTGCTCTGCCACGAGGCCACGCACATCTGGCAAGAGGTGCGCAAGGTCATGGGCGAGAAGGAGCCTTCTATCGAGTTCGAGGCCTACGCCATGCAGGCCATCTTCCAGGGTCTCTATCAGGCGTGGCTGGATACGGCGGCGCCCGACGAAATGCTGGCTCGGGGCGCTAAGCGGGAAGCAGCCTGATGGCCTCGCCAGCCGAGCGCCTGATCGACGAGGCGATCCTCCACCGTATCGCTCTGTCTCGCTACTCCACTTGGTCCGTCCAGCGGGTTCTATCGGTCCTGAACCGCACAGACGAAAATCTCGTCGCGCGCATCCGGCACGCGGACGAGGAAGGACGCAGTAGCGCCCGCCTTGAGCACCTTTTAAACGAGGTTCGCGCCCTTCAAGCTGATGGCTGGACTGTCGTTCGATCCCGACTTGGAGATGACCTCGCGGCATTGGCCAGAGCGGAGAGGGACTTCTCAGCCCGCATGGTCCGATACGGCCAACAGGCGGCGGGGATGGTCGGAGCTACGGGAGTGCCGACCACGGCTCAGGTCGTTGCGGCGGCCACGGCGCGACCCTTTCAAGGGCGTTTCTTGCAGGATTGGCTCCGGGAAGCTGAAGACGGCGCCGCAAAGCGTGCGCGTGAAGTCATACGTCAGGGGTTCATTGAGGGGCGGTCGGCGGCCGATGTCGCCCGCACGCTTAGGGGGACAAGGGCTAACCAGTATCGAGATGGTGTGCTGGAAGTCAGCAGGCGCGGTGCGGAGGCCATGGTCCGCACGGCCAACAGCCACTACGCATCGGTTGCCGCCCGCGAGACCTATCTGGCGATGGGTGTCGCCAGGGTCCGGTTCATCGCAACTCTGGACACTCGCACGACCATCACCTGTGCGAGCCTGCACAACACCGTGCACGAGCTTGAGCGGTTCCCTTGGCCACCACGGCACATCAACTGCCGGAGCACTTCAGCGCCTGAGATCGAAGGGCTGAGGTCCGTAGAGGTGCCGTCCTACGATCAATGGCTGAAGCGCCAGCCCGTCGAAATTCAGGATCTGGTGCTGGGGCGAGCGAAGGGGCGTCTCTACCGATCTGGTAACCTGACCGTGGATCGTTTCGTCGACGACAAAGGTCGCCTGCTGACGCTGGACCAGTTGCGGACGCTTTCGGGATTGGCTCCGTTGGTTCGCGTTCTGTCACCGATTGGACCAGTAGCGAGCGAAGAACTGGCCGCTCTGACAAGCTACACAGGGAGCGGCTATCGTTCGATCAACGGAGCGCTGCGAGGCGTGACACCTTTCACGCCCGAGGTTCGGGACGAGATCGACGCGCTGGATCAGTTGATCGGTCGCGCGCGATTGCCAGAGGAGACCACGCTCTACCGTGGAGTTGGCCCGAACATGATTGAGCGGTTCCGAGCTGAGGGGTTGCGGGCTGGCTCAGTCATTACCGACCCAGCATTCATGAGCACATCGCTCTCGATGGGCGCTGCCAGGCAGTTCCAGTCCGAGCAGGAAGGCGCCTACTTCATCCGCATCCTGGCACCTGCTGGAGGTCGAGGCCTCAATGTCGAGCGCGTTTCTTCTTTCGGTGAAGAAGAGCGCGAAGTGTTGTTTGCTCGCGGGCAAAGGCTGAAGGTGGTATCGTATGATCATGCGACCCGAACAATCACCGCCAGAATCCTTGCCTACCGGCTTTGAGAACCGGTTCGTGGACAATGAGCCGCGCGGGATTGAGATCGACAACTCGGAAGCCGAGGGTGAGCCCTTCGCTTTTGGCCAGGACGACGAGTGAAGTCGCCGTTCAAGGTCATCCACGGGACGCCGGAGCCGGAAGGCCCGCTGAAGCGCATGAAGGCGTCGGTTCCTGATACGCCGATTGTCCGATGCCCCCGCTGTACCGGCCTCGCAATGATCGAGGTGAAGCTCGGCATGGTCTGGAAGAACGGAAAGCCGACCCGCGGCCAGAAGCAGATCGTGTGTGCGACCTGCCTTGCGCGGGGCGAGCATGTGGTCGTCACGTAGGTTCGCGGCGCCATTCAGAACGGCATTAGGCTCCCATCTCGGGGGCCTTTTTCATGTCCCGAGCAGAGCCGGGGCATCCACCAGGGCGTGAGCTGAGCAGCGCCCCCTCTGTCCGCTGAGCGGGAGGAACTACCCACCATGAACACCACCAAGAACCGCCTTCTGGGCGGCGGCTCCGTGCTGCCTGTCATCGGCCGGATGACGCCGCGGGAACGCGCCATGGGCCGCTATCTGCGCGGGCCCGACGATCACCCGCCTGCCGGCCCCGGCGCTGGCGACGAAGATGAGCCCAAGCCGATCGATCCTGCCGCTCACGCTGCGCTGGCCTCGGCCCATGAGCGCCTGAAGAAGGACGCCAAGGCCGACCGGGACGCCCTGAAGGAGCTGAATGATCGTCTCGCCGCCATCGAGGCCGAGAAGGAACAGGCCGAGGCTGACAAAGCAAAAGCCAGCGGCGACGTCGAAGCCGTCCGCACCCAACTCGAGACCAAGCACGGCCGGGAGCTGAAGGCCGTCACCGACCGCGCCGAGAAGGCCGAACGTCAGGTTGAGAAACTGGTCATCGACAACGGCCTGTCCGCCGCCTTGGACGAGGCCCGCGTGAAGCCCGAACTGAAACGCGCCGCCGCCGCCCTGCTGCGCGAAGGCGTCGAGCTCAAGGACGATGACGGCGAGCCCGTTGCCTACAAGGGCGGTCTCCCGCTGGCCGAAGCCATCAAGCTCTGGGCCGAAGGCGACGAGGGCAAGCCTTTCGTGCTGGCCGGCAACAGCGGCGGCGGCGCCCCCGGCGGCGGCAAGGGCGCTCACTCCGGCGCCAACCCCTGGAAGCAAGGCCCGTCCTTCTCCCTCACCGAACAGGACCGCATCGCCCGGGACAAACCGGACCTGGCGAAGCGCCTGATGGCCGAAGCCGAGGCGGCTTAACCCTCGGCGCTCCCTGAAGCGCGCGCCTCTGACGGCCGCGTCTGATCCCACCGAAAGGAAACGACATGGCCGTCACTCGGCTTTCCGATCTCGTCTTCGGCGAGAACTTCAACACCTACACCGTCGAGCGATCGACGCGCCGCAATGCCTTCGTGGCCGCCGGCGTCATGGTCGTGGACCCGGCCATCGCCGCCTTCATGGCGGGCCAGGGCTTCCTGGTGAACATGCCGCACTTCAAGCGCCTGGCGAACGACGAACCGAACGCGTCTTCGGACAACCCGGCCGATGTCGCCGTGCCGAAGAAGATTGGCACCGGGAACGAGATCGCCCGGAAGCTGATGCGCAACCAAGGGTGGTCTTCGGCCGACCTGACGGCGGCCTTCATCGCCCGCGACCCGCTGGACGCCATTTCGAGCCAGATCGCGGATTACTGGGCGGGCGTGAACCAGACGACCCTGCTCAAGATTTGCCAGGGCATCCTTGCCGACAACATCGCCAACGACGGCGGCGACATGGTGAAAAACGTCGCCACCGACGCCAGCGGAGACGCGGTCGACGGTGAACTGTTCGGCTCGGACGTGCTGATCGACGCCGCCCAGACGATGGGCGACGCCAAGGGCTCGCTGCGCGCCATCGCGGTTCACTCCGTCATCCACGCCCGCATGCAGAAGATCGGCGCCCTGGTCGAGAACTACGACCCGGAAACCGGCCGCCTCCTTTACGAGTCCTTCCAAGGCAAGCGCGTCATCATCGACGACGACATGCCAGTGGTTCAGGGCACGAACCGGAAGACCTACACCTCGATCCTGTTCGGAGACGCGGCTTTCCGGTCGGGCCTGGGCACGCCCAAGACCCCGAACGCGGTCTCGCGCGAAGAGGCCGAGGGTAACGGTGAAGGCGTCGAAACGCTGTGGAACCGTCGCCACGAGGTCATTCACCCGACCGGCTTCGCTGTCGCCGGCACGCAGATCAGCAGCAACGCCACCCCGAGCTACTCGGCTCTGGCCGCGGCGTCGAACTGGAACCGCGTGTTCGACCGTAAGAACATCCCGCTGGCGTTCATCCAGACCAACGGCTGATCGACTTCAAGACCTGAACCTGACGGCCGCCTCGCGCGGCCTTTTTCATGGAAGGAGACGGCCGATGGCCGACACCGACAAGAACGTCCCGATCAGCGCTCCGCTGGACGGTCAGATCGCGCTCACGGCGCACAACAACGGCAACGGCACCTGGGCGGTGAAGCGCGGTCCCGATGGTCCGATCCTTAAGGATGGTCTGGCGCGCGAACAAGCCCTCGCCATCGTCGGCGGTGCTACAGGGCCCTATGAGCCGGAGGGCGAACAGGAAGCCGCTGCTGCCAAGCAGCGCGCCGCGCTCGAGAAAAAGGAGGCCAAACGGGAAGAGCGAGATCTGTTCGCCCCTGATCCCGATGCCCGGCTCGACGAGCTGTTGGAAGGCCGGTCGATGAAGGCCGCCCATGACGCAGCCATCGCCCGCGCCGAGCAGGCCGAAGCGGATTTGGCCGACGCCAACGGCAAACTGACCGAGGCCGATGAGGCGGCCGCCGAACAGAGCAAGTCGCACGAGGCCCTCAAGGCCGCCCATGACGAAGCGGTCGCGGCCGGCAAGAAGGCCAACGACGAGAACGCTGACCTGCGTCGCTCCATCGCCTCCAAGGACGAAGAGATCCGCCAGCTGCGCGAGCAGGTGTCGAAGTTCGATCCTGACGGCGACGGCAAGGTCGGCGGCGGTGCCCCCAAGGCCGTGTCCAAGACGGCCGGCGAAGGCCCGTCGAAGCCCAAGAACGGCGACGCCTGATGCTGATCGTCGAGAATGGCGCGGTGAGCTGGCCCTCGGGTCCGCTCGCTACGGTCGATCAGGCCGACGCTTACGCCCAAGCGCGGGGCTGGTCCGATTGGGCCGCCCTGACGCCTGAGCAGAAGGGCGGCGCCATTCTCGACGCATCGGCCTACGTGCGGGCCTCCTACCGGCCGCCAGTCAAGGCCAACACTGCGGTCGAGGAGCAGATCAGTGAGGCCGTTATCGAGGCGGCGCGGCTGTCCCTAACTGCGCCCCTGATTGGCGGCGACAAGGCCGCCCAGGCAGCGCGCAAGTCGGTGAAGGCCGGCTCTGTTGCCGTGGAATACGAAACGTCCTCGGCCGAGAGCCGGAGCGCGGCGCGGCTGGCGCTCGTGGCGGGTCTTCTGCGCTATGCGGGCGCCTATCTGATCGGCTCCGGCGTGAACGTGCGGCTGGCCAAGTCGTGAGCATCCTCGACGACCTGCCCGACGCGATCGCCGAGGCGCTGGACGACGTGTTCCGCGACGGCGTGCTGAAGGTGCCGGGCGAGCCGACCTCGGACGGGCAGGGCGGCTGGATACCGGGCGCCCCAACCTCACACCCCTGCAAGGCGCTGGTCGACGACTACAGCGACATGCGGCGGGCAACGGCGGGCATCCCTGCCCATGACCGGAAGATCATTATCCTGGCGGCCAGTCTGAGCGTGGCTCCGGCCTTCGGGCACACCATCAATGCAGAGGGTCGGGACTGGCAGATCGTCGCCCTGTCTCGCGATCCGGCTAAGGCGACCTGGGAGGCTCAGGGCCGCTGATGGCCACCGTCACGATCAACCTCGCCGCACTGGAGCGCATCGCTGAAGACAAGGCCGTAGCGGGCATACAGCGCGCGGCTCTGGCCGGCGAAGCGATCACCAAGGCAAACCTGTCTCGCCCCGGCACGGGCCGCACCTACGGGAAGCACCAAGCCTCGGCACCGGGCGAGCCGCCCGCCGTCGACACCGGCCGCCTGCGCAACGCGACCCAAGCCGATACGCAGGTGCGTCGGGATGGCGACGACATCGTGGGCCGCGTGGTGGCCAATGCCGAGTATGCCCACGCCCTGGAAGTCGGCACCGAGCGCATCGCGCCGCGCCCCTTCCTCAGCCTGCTGGCCACCGACCACGCCGACGATCTCCGACAGGCGTTCATCGAGGGAGCGAAGGATTGAACTCCACCGCCACGATCTTCGCCCGCCTCGCCGCCGTCGCCCCGTTGCTGGCCACCTGGAACGGTCAGCCGGCCATCTTCAACGAGGCGGCGCCCGACGACTTCCTCGACCAGGAGCCGAAGCCGTCGAAGCCCTTCCTCATCATCGCCGTGCCGACCTCTGACGTGGCGATGGAGACCTTCACCGAGACCGGCCGCCTGATCGTGCAGGACGTGCGCGGTTATCAGCGCAGGATTGGCTCAGCCGCCCAACTGGACACGCTGATGCGGGAGGTTCGCGACCTCTTCCACAACTCGCCGCAAAGCCTCGTCGTCACGGGCGGCAAGTGCGACGTGGCCCGCGTCACCGGCCCGGTCCAGGCCCCGACTTCGGACGAGGCCTACACCGGCCGCCGCGTTACGATCCGCCTGGATCTCGTCAACACCTGAACCCGAACTGGAGATCGGAAATGGCTCTATCGCGCACCAAGAGCATGCGCCTGCGCATCGTCATGTGGATCGGCACGAAGCTGTTCCGAGTGCCGATCCAGGTCCACCAGCGCTATTTTTGAACGATGCCGGGAAGCAGGTTCGATAGCTTGCTCTTTTGCTTGAAGTCGCCACGGCAAATCGCGGAGCAATAGCTCACGTCAATCACGAGCATCGCATCGGTTGCTGCACTGAAATTCGATCTAAGCCATAGCCGAGTTTCAAAATCATCAATCGTCTCGGACGTTTCCACCAAAGCAAACGATGTAGTCTCTTCCCAGACTACGCCCTTGGCGCGAATTTGCTCCATCAGGCTAGCGTACCTTTCGCTGTATTCATCGTCGTGCTTCAGTGTGAAGCTGACCGCATAAACCCCCACCACAACCTCCGGCTTTGAATTGAGAGGCGAGCATTTCGCCGAACAATGTGCCGCGAGTCTATCCCCAACGCGCCCAGGGCAGGCTGTGCGCGGCCTTTTCCATGCCTGCAAAGGAGCTGAGCAATGGCAACTCTCGTCCAAGGCGCTGTGAAGGTCGAACTCGACAAGTCGACGACCGAAACGCCCGATTGGGAGGTGATCCCCGGCGTCACCACGGCCTCATACACGGGCGGCACGCCGCGGGAGACCGACGCCACCGACTTCGACACGCCTGTGGGCGAGACGGAGACGCTCTACGGCGCCCGCACCAACCCGCCGCTGACCTTCCAGATGCACCTCCAGCCCGGCGATGCGACGCAGGAGCTGCTGTTCACCGCCTATGCCTCGGCTGAAGACGTGAAGGTTCGCCTGAAGGGGCTGACCAAGGCCACCGTGTTCGTCGGCCGCGTCGTCATCGGAGAGAGCCACAGCGTTGACGGCAAGATGATGTGCGACTGCTCCGTCATGCCGAAGTCGGCTCCGGTTCGCGGTGCGGCTACCTGATGAGCAATGATCGCCGTGGGGTCGTAGAGTTGCCGCTGAGCGACCGAACGATCCCCCTTCGGTTCACCTGGCGGGCGATTGACCAACTCGGCCGCGTCGGGGTCATTGAGACGCTCGACGTGGCCGCGTCTGGCAAGCCGGGGGACATGGAGGCTCTGGCCCGCCTAATCGTCGTCGCGAGCGGCGGCCAGGTCCGTGAGGACGAACTGCTCGACGGCTTCGGTCTTCCGGCCGCTGAGGCCTACCTCGCCGTCCTGAAAGCGTGGGCCTTGGCTTCTCGCCGGCCGTCTGGGGTTGAGCGTGCCGTAAACCCTCTGATCCGCCTCTGGACGTCGTTGAAGACGCTTTGGAGGCGGCTTTTTCGGTCGGTCTGACCGAGGCTGAGTTCTGGGACCAGACGCCCTACCTGACCCATCTCGCCATTCGGTCGCGGGGGCGCCGAGCCATCGAAATGGCGACAGCCCACGGATGGATGAGCGAGCGATTTGCTCGGGAGCCGCGCCTTTCGCGCCTGGCGTACTACTTGGAGGATCGCGAGGAGGAGGTCGCGGACGCGGGCGACGCTCTTATCGCCAGCTTTGCGATGATGCATGGCCTTGGAGTTGATGAGGCCTCCGACGCCGAATAGGGTTCGGCAAGCGGAGGGTGAGTCATGAAGCGATGGGCGGCGCTGGCGGCGGTGGGGGTCATCTCAGGGTGCGGACAGCCACTGACGGGCGACATCAAGGCTGATTACATCGAGTCTGTCGTCTCCGACGCTAAGCGGGAGGCCCTCCGGCGCGGGAAGCGTGACGCCCTGGATAGGTTCTCTGTGAGGGTCGAAACTTCAGACAAGTTCGGCAACGAGGGCGATGCCCCCGCTCTGTCGTTCTCATGGGCGTCAGCTGACCTGGATAAGGTCAACTGGAAGGGGATCGCCGATTACCAAGTGCTGGATCTGGCCGCGGTCCGCATTGACCATTCGAACGGCGTCGTGGCTCTGCACGACTGGTGCGATGAAAACGGTCGGTCTCTAACGCCAAGGCTTTGCGGCCCGGAACGCGCCCGCGCGGAGGAAGAGTGGGTTTCTCGAAACGGATAGCCGCCACCCAGGAGATGACCATGGCGCGGGCTAAGCTCCATCGCATGGCGGCGTCGATGGGGATTGAGGTTGAGCCAGCCCACGATGCCGCCTAGCCTCGCTTCGGCATGACCAAGCCCATCCCCCGCTTCATTGGCCCAACCGCTGTCGTCCTTGCGGTGCTGGCCGTGGCCTTTGCAGGATTAGGCGGCATGCTCATGGGCGAGAAGGTCTATCCACTCTTCGGTGTTGGCGCTCTTTTCTGCCTATGCATGATCCTCGTGTTCGAGATCATCCTGAGCGGCCTTGTAACGCAGAGGGCTATGATCGGCTTGGCAGCGGGCCAAGGTGCGCTCATGGGCGCCTGCGCCAGCCTGTTTTTCCTTCCTGGCTCAGGTTTGCTGGTTCTCCTGGGCTACACGTCAGGCGGTGCAGTAGTCGGAGCCGTTTCCTTCTGGTGGTACAGGGTTCGCAACTCAATCCTGATTGATCGTTGAGCCCCAGGCGATCGCCTTCACTGCGGTCGATCTCACGGAGCATCCCTCTTCCGCCGTAGAATGCGACTGACGATGCCTCTCCCGAACTCCCAATAGTCCCAATAGAGCACGTTGATGCCCAGGCCGACGGCGATGCAAAGGGCTAAGGTCAGGATCATCGTCACGACCGACATCTCGCCCTTTCCTTGCAGGACCATTAGGGCCCAGAGGAGCAGGCACCACGCGAGCACGCCGCGTCGAAACCAACGCCGGACGAACAGTTCTCTGGGCCCGAGTGCGCGCGGGGGCGGCGACGGGGGTCGTTGTCGAACAACCACATCAGGCTTGGGATCTCTCTGCTCAAGTCGGCTGATGCGCTCGTTCAGGTCGGCGAAGCGGTCGTCGGGGTCGATGGCCATCGCGGGAGACTATCAGGTGCCCAGGAGATCACCATGACTGAGGAAGAGAACTAAGTCAGTTGACGGACTCGCGATATTTCGTAGAATCCTGAGCGGCGGGAACGCTGGAACACCCTTCGCTCACCGGCAGGTCGCGGTGAGCAATCATGTCGGACGGTCGTCGGAATTGTCGGCCTATAAGCTTGCATGGTGGATGGAAGGCCAGGCCCGCCAACTTTCCTCAAAGTCTGTAGCCGTAAGCTTCGAAGATGCGCTTTTGATCCGGCCCCAAGCGCCGGTCGGACGGCTTGAGCGGCATGAGCGTCACGCCGCAATTTGCCGCGGACCTCCGCTTCGTCGGGATGATCTTTCGCAAGGCGAGAGCTGGTTCTAAATCCCAACTCGGAGCCGACGCATTCGCTGCTTGATAGAATGCACTGGCGGCCAAGTCCGCCAACTGAACGCCAGCATTTCTGTTCGCCTGCACCGTCTCGTAAAGCGATGGGCTGATGACGTCCCAAGCGATGTTGCCCTTGTTTAGATACGGGCCTTTTCCTTGCGACTGCATCCTCAGGAGCTCGTGGTAAGCCACCGTCTGCGTATAACGAAGACCGCCAGCTGCTGAGAGCACGACACGCGCCTTATGCACCTCGCCATATGTTCTGAGCGAGTGTTCGCGGATCCAGTTCGTCGATCGCTCCAGCAGGACGCGCATCACCCAGTTGTAGAAGAAGTTCTGTGAATCTCGCTTTGCCGCTCTCGAATTCTCAAAGCCGCTCATATTGATTTTATGCGAGGCCACTACGAAGGCGCGGCAAGGCAGAGCAGATAGCATTTCGCACGCTTCACGGCGCCGCCGGCCTATCGGGAGCTTGGCGTAATGAAGATCGGCTCGCTGAGTTTGCCTAACGGCCTCTTTGATGGATCGCACCCATTCAACGGTGTCAGCGTCTCGCGTCTGATCGATCACGACGGCGGCCATCGTGAACCATTCCGAGCTACCGTTCGGGTGGAGCGGTGAAACGTTCCTGATGCCCGGGTCGCCAGCTTCATCCACGAAGATCGCGTACCGAGGCTCGTATATTTCGTTGAAGCCCAAAAATCTAACGCCGGTTGTCGAGTCCTGCATAGCTACCCGCTGCGCAGCGCTCGAGTCGAGTCCACGGCTGTATCCAAGGCTCGCTCCGGCGGGCCTTTTCCTTTGGAGGCTCCATGGCTGAAGGCAATGTCGTCGGCTCGGCCGAGTTTGAGCTGCGGGCGACGACCGACAAGCTGAAGTCCGACCTTGCCCGCGCTGAGCGCGAGACCAGGGCCGAGATGAAGAAGGTTGAGGACGCGGCCCGACACGCCCAGGCTGAGCTGAAGCGCGCGTTCGCGGATGCGGGTCACAGCGAGTTCGAACGCTCGATGCGGATCATCCGTAATGCGTCGGATTACACCGAGGACGAGGTGCGCGCGGCGGCCGAGCGGGTGGCGAAGGACCTGAAGGGTCGATACCGCGACCTCGGTTCAGATATCGGTCGGACCTTCGCGGGTATCTCACGATCCGCCCAACTCGCGTTCGCGGCGATCACGGCCTACTCGCTGAAGCTCGCGGCTGACGCTGAAGAGATCGAAGCGTCGTTCGATATGGCCTTTGCCACTGGAGCAAAGGGCGCCCGTACCTTCTCCGAAGCTCTTGCTGACGCTTCTGGCCGCGACGCCGTGGCGCTGCGAGAGCAGATGACGAAGCTCCAGCTGGTTCTGACCGGGACCGGCGTTGCTGCGGAAACCGCGACGAAGATGGTCGAGGCTCTAGCGGCGCGCGGTGTGGACGCCGGGGCGATGTTCAACGTCTCCGACGCCGAGGCCCTTCAGAAGATCGTTTCTGGCCTCACTGGCGAGACCGAACCGCTCAAGGCCTTCGGCGTCGTCATCAACCAAGCGGCGGTCGAAGCTGAGCTTCTTCGCCTTAGCTTTAAGGGCAATGCATCTGAAGCCGACGAGGCTGCGAAGTCCATCGCGCGGGCCAACCTCATCATCGAGAAGCTTGGGGTAGCTGAAGGGCGCGCGGCTTCGGAAGCGGACTCGGCCACCGGCAAGACCCGCGCGATGACGGCGGAGTTCAACAGGGCTGCGCGTTCGCTGGGTCAAGAGCTTCTCCCCACCATGACGCAGGTGTTTGGCGCGGCCACCAACGTCCTGAAAGCCTTCAACGACCTGCCCGGCGGGGTTCAAGTTGCAGGCCTAGCCTTCTTGGGGCTGATCGCTGCTGGCGGGCCGATCGCTGGGCTGCTCGCAGGGCTTGGAAAAATCATCAAGCTCGCGAACGACACACGTCTCGCGCTGGCGGGGGTCACAGTCGCGGGCGGCGCGAAGGGCGGCGCGATCCTGCCTGTGGCCGGTTCGGCTGCCGTGGGCGCGGGCCTGCTGGTGAGCCAAGGGTCCTTCGCGCCTGCTCCCACGCGCGACGAGGCGGCGGTTCAGCGCGATCTTGCGTTCAATCGCAGCAACCTCGCCCGCCTAGAGCAGGAAGGCGCTGCGGCGAACCGTCGACAAAGGGTCGAGCGCCGCATTGCATCGAACCTGGCGGAACTGTCCCGTATCCAGAAGGCCAGTGATGCGGCGTCTACTCCGGCTCCGGAAGTCGACACTTCTGTGCCCAGCGGCTTCACTTTGCCGCCTGTATTGCAGCAGCCCAGGGGGAAGAACGATACCGCCGGGGGACGCAACGGTCGCGGCCGCACCGGCCCAACCGAAGCCGACATCGCAGCTATGCGCGAGGCGCTCGACCTGCAGAACGCCCTGGACCTCGCCCGAGCCAGCGGCAACAGCGCCCAGATCAAGGCGCTGGAGCGTAAGCAGGAACTGGCGCGACTGACCGCCGACTTTGAGCGAGCCGGGTATGCGGACGCCGCCACCAAGGCGCAGGACCACCTGAAAGCTCTCGATGCGGTTCGCGAGCGCTCCGAGCAGATCGCCGATTGGGAAAAGAAGAGCATCGCTTTCTGGGAGGAGCTTGGTGAAAGCGTCCGTCGCCAGAACGACCTCCTCCTCGACCGCTTGGGCTTCGAGGCCGAGATCGCGCGGCTGGAAGGCGACCCCGACCGCATCAAGGAGCGGGAACGCGAACTGTGGATCGAGCAGCGGATCAACGACCTACTGTCGCTGCGGCCGGAACTGACCGCTGAAGCCCGCCGCTCCCAAGCCGAAAACGAATGGCAACGCCTGGACACCGCCGACCAGACCGGCCGCATGCGTGACGAGTTCCGCTACGCCTTCACCGACGGGATCAACGCCGCCATCGACGGCGATCTCGGCGGCTTCTTCGACAATCTGGCCGACCGCTTCACGACGCGGATGCTGGACAACTTGGCGGACGACTTGTTCGACCTTCTGACTGACGCGGCCAAGGGGCTCGGCAAGGACGGTGGCGGCTTCTGGTCGTCTATCGCCAGCGGCATCGGCTCCTTCTTCAACTTCGGCGGGGGCAGGGCGACCGGCGGCGCTATGAGCAGCGGCAACTGGTATCGCGTCGGTGAGCACGGCCCTGAGGACATCCTCATGCCGCAGAACGGCTTCGCGGTGCCGCTCGGCGCGCTGTCGTCGGGCGGATCGGGTCAGCCGCAAATGACTGGCGGCAACACCTACCAGTTCTCCGGCAACCTCATGACGCCTGAGTTCTGGAGACAGATCCAGGGCGAGATCGCCGCCGGCGAGGCCCGAGCCTACGGCCGCGCCATGAACGACGCACCCAAACTCACGATGAGCCAGACGGCCCGGCAGCAGCGCCAGGCGGTCGGACGCCAGCGACGCGGTTCGTAGGGAAGCTCCATGCCTTTGATACTGCCGACCTCCCCGAGGCCGTCGAAGATGACGCCTCGGCCCGTTTTTGCGCGCAATGAGACCCGGCCGGGCTACGGCGGGCCCGTCGGTCGGAACCTGCGCCCAGGCACGCGCTGGGCGTGGGACTTCGAGTACCCGCCCATGTCCTATGTCGACAGTCTGGCGTTCGACGATCTGCTGACCGAGGACGAGACGGTCGTCGCGGACATCCTTCAGCCGGGCCTGGTCATCGGTGATCCGGGCTCTCCGCTGGTCAACGGCGCCATGCAGTCCGGCCGAGCCCTTCATCTGAAGCAGGTCGAGCCAGGCTACGTCTTCCGCAAGGGCCAGTGGCTGTCCGCTGTCAGCGAGGGCCAGCGCTACGCCTACAAGTCGCGGGCCGCAGCCACGGCGGACAGCTCGGGTAATCTGATCGTCCCCCTTCGCACGATGATCCGCTACCCGCTGGTCAACAACGCCGTGGTTGAGATCGCCCAGCCGAAGGTCGAGGGGTGGGCCACCCTCGAACCGGATGCCCATGCGATCGACGCCGTTGATCGTCTGGTCCGCCTCCGCTTCACCATCGAGGAGTGTGAATAATGGAGCCGGCAGCCATCGCCGGTCGCTCCGGCAAGGCCCGCTGGCTGGTGCAAATCCTGCGCCTGACCACGGCCGACTTCACCTTGCGCCTGACGACGGGCGGTTTCCTCGTCTGGAACGGCGAACTCTTCACCCAGCGAGACCGAACCTACGGCGTGCTCAGTGACCTGCCGACCTTCGAGGACGGCGTCGACGGCCAGACCACGCGCGTGGACATCGGCTTCTATCCCGCCAGCTATGACGCCCTGGTCGCCATGGCGGACCGCAAGCACCAAGACGCCAAGGTCGAGGTCTACGACTGCGCCCTCGATCCGGATACGGGCCTGCTTTGGGGCGAGCCCGATCTGCTGTTCCAGGGCGAGTACGACTTCGCCCGGTTCATCATCGGCGAGACCGAAGAGCTGATCCTCGAATGCGGGACCGAAGAGGCCCGTCTGAACGAGCCGAACGAAGACCGGCGCCTCTCCCATCCCTTCCACCAATCCGTTTGGCCCGGCGAGTTGGGGCTCAGCCACGTCACGGGCCTCGGCCGGAAGATCTACTGGCGGCAGAACGAGCCGCGCGGGTCGATCAGCGGCGGCGGCGGATACGGCGGCGGGGGCGGTGGAAGCTCCAACATTGTGGCGAGCCAAGTATGAGCGACATCGACCACGCCCGCCGCGTGAAGAACCTCCAGCGCCGGATGAAGGCGTCGCAGGCGACCCGGAAGCGTTTTCAGGGCCTGCCCTACGAGCCCGGTAAGCGGGACTGCCCGAAGATAGCTCTGCACGTCCTGCATGGCCTCGGGATCAAGGTGCCGTTCGCCAAGGGCCTGAAGTGGCGAAACGAGGCCGAAGGCCTGCGCGCCCTGAAGGCGCTGGGTTTCGCCAATCTGATCGAGGCCATCGACAGCCTCGGCTTTGCCCGAATCGCTCCCGCTCGCGCCTTGGCTGGCGATCTGGTGGCGCTGGAGACAGATCACGAGGTTGGCTGCATCTCCGTTGCGATGGGCAACAGCAACTACCTGGCCTTCACCGATCACAGCCCGAACGCGGAAGTCCTGACCGGGCTGACGGGTTTCGCGCGCGACGACCTGGGCTACTGCGCATGGAGGACGCTCGATGGGTAAGGCCCTGAAGACGGCCGGCGCCATTATCGGCGGCGCGGTGCTGATGGCTACGGGCGTCGGGGCCCTGGCAGGCCTGCAGGTCACGGCGATGGGCATCGCCGGCATCGGCACCATGTCCGTGGCGAACCTGCAGCTGATGTCCGCGGGCCTGATGGCCGCCGGATCGATGCTCGACAAGCCGAAGTCGACGGCCTCGGGCTCGCCCAGCGACTGGACGTCCAACCCCGATCAGGGAATCCCCTTCCTGTTCGGCCGCATGGGCGTGGCCGGGAAGATCGTCCACCGCGACGAGTACGGCCAGGACAACCGCCTGCAGGGCATCGTGACGATTTACTCGGGCGCGGGCCCGGTGAAATCGTTCCAGGGCTTCACGGCTGACGAACTGCCCGTGTCCTTCGTCTCCAATGGCGGCACCGCCATCGGGAAATACAGCCGCCAGATGTGGCGGTCGTGGCGGATGGGCGCCCAGCCCGACACCGCCCTGAGCCTGCCGACCGGTCTCGACGGCGGCGCGGTCATGCCCATGTGGGGGCCGCTCTACAAGCTGTCAGGCAAAGCCTGCGACCTGCTGACGCTCCAGCAGGATTCGAAGTTCAGCGTGTACCCGTCTGGCGAGCCGAAGCCGATGCAGGTGCTGGAGGGCGTCTACGGCTACGACCCTCGCTACGATGACACCTACCCAGGCGGCGCCGGCCCATGCCGCTACGGCGTGCGTTCGACCTATCGGTACATCGACAACGCCATCATCGCCGCTCTGAACTGGGCGCTCGGCATGGTCGAAAACGGCCAGGTCGTGGGGGGTATCGGCGCGTCGCTGCAGGGCGTGGACCTGCCGGCCTTCGTTGAGGCGGCCAACATCGCCGATGCGAACGCCTGGACTGTCGCGGCGTGGCCCGACACGTCCGAGGACGCCTCCGTCGTTCTGGATGAACTGCTGGAAGCAGGCGGGGCGAAGCGCTCGCGAGTGGCCGGCAAGATCAGCTGCGTCAGCCGTGGCGCCCCGCGCCCCTCCATCGTCACCATCACCCGTCGCGATACGGCCGGCGCCATCGAACTGGACACCGGGGCGAGCCGCTTCAACCGGCTGAACACGATCACGCCGGTGATCATGTCGGAGGCGCACAAGTGGGAGCACGCGCCGATGAACCCGGTGTCGTTCGCGCCGCTGGTGGCCGAGGACGGCGGCAAGCGCAGCGACCAGATCAAGTACCGCTTCGTCCCCAAGGTGAAGCAGGGCGCGGAACTGGCGGCCTACGACATCCTCGACGCGCGCGAGCCGTTCGCGGGGACGATCCCCCTGCTGCCGCACCTGCGCCGTCTGAAACCGGGCGACTGCTTCGACATTGACGAACCGGGCTTCATGCTGGACGGCGTCAAGATGCTGGTGCTGGGCCGGTCCTACGATCCCAAGGCCGGCGAAGTGCGCATCGCCTTCCGCTCGGAGACGGACAGCAAGCACCCGCTGGCGCTCGGCAAGACCACCACCATGCCGGACTATCCCGGTCTGACGGCGCCCGACCCGACAGAAGTATCGCCACCCCAGCCCGGGGACTGGACGATCATCCCCCGTCCGCCGGCCCCCGGCGGCGGCCAGCTTCCCGTCATCGACCTGAGCGGCATTGTCAGTAACGCCACCGCCGACGCCATGCTGATCAACTGGCGCGAGGTTGCGGCGGGCGAAGACCCTGACGCCCAGCCCCCGTTTATGGACGAGGAGGGCGAGCTTCTGCCCGGTTGGGTGGACGCTGGCGTCTGGCCCCCAACGACACGCACCCTGTCCATCCAGGGGCCGCAGCCGGGCGCTCAAATCTGGATCGCCGTTCGGTACAAGCGGGGGAACAACGTCTCTGCGCCGGAGCTGGCGGGGCCGATCACCGTCGGCGACCTGATCGCGGGCGGGCTGGCGCCGGATGCGGCCGAAGAGCTTCTGGAAGAGGCCAGAACAGCCGTTCAGGAGCAGATCGACGCGGCGACGGCGACGCTGCGTCAGGGCCAGCTCCAGCTTGAACAGGCGCAGGCGGCGCTCGATGCGCTGGTGACGCAGTCGAACGCCGCATTTGACGGCCGTCTGGCGGCGCTGGATAGCGGACTGGACGGCGTCCAGCAGGGGCAGGCCAGCCTGCAGACCTTGATCGACGGCAAGGCGAGCCAGGAAGACCTGAACTTCGTCATCAACCGGCAAGGCGATCAGGAAGCCATCATCGGGACGTTGACGGCGACGATCAACGACCTGCCCACCCAGTATGTCTCTGCCACGTCGTACGACACGCTGTCGGCCGAAGTTGCTGGCGCGAGGGGCGGCTACGCCAACCTGTCCGGCCGCTTCTCGGCGCAGCAACAGGCGCTGGTGGATGGCCTTGCGGGCAAGGTGGCCGTGTCCGACTTCTCTTCGCTCAATAGCCGGGTGACCTCGGCCGAGGGCACCATCGCCGGACATGCCGGGCGCCTGACGACGGTCGAGGCCGATGTAGCGGGCCGAGTGAAGACCTCGGACTTCAACAACCTCAGCGGCACGGTATCGACCCTGTCTGGCACGGTCGGCGGGCACAGCAGCCGGCTGTCTCAGGTCGAGGCCGACGTGCAGGGCAAGGCCTCGGCGCAGACGGTCAGCGATCTTGCGGCCTACGCCTCGACGCGATCGCGCACGTTCTTTCAGCCCACTGCGCCGGTATCGACGCCGAACAGCCCGCTGCATGTGGCCGACTTTTGGGTCCACACCGGCGATCAGCGCAAGCTTTACGCCTGGGACGGCGCGGCCTGGGTCTTCGCCGACGACCAGAGCATGAGAGGCGCCATTTCGGCGCTGATCACGCGCACCGAAAGGGTCGAGGCCGATGTTGAGGGCAAGGCGTCCGCCGAGACGGTCGAGCAACTCAGCCTTTCGGTGGGCGGTTTCGACAGCCGGATCACAAACGCCCAGACCCTGGCGCAGACCGCCGACGGGAAGGTTTCGGCTCTTGTCACCCACCAGACCGACGTGAACGGCGTCATTACCGGCACCTACAGCTACAACAACGGGGTTTCGTCGAGCTATCGCATTCGGACCGACGTGTTCGCGCTCGAACCCTCGGCCAGCAGCGGCGCCCGCCTGCGCTTCGCCAACGGCAAGATCAGCATCTTCAACGGCGCCAACATCGAAGTCGTCCAGCTCGGCCTGGGCGTGACCGGCTGATGGCGGACGGACTGGTCATTCGGCACCCCCAGACGGGTGCGGTCATCTTCGACACGGCGACGGTGAATGCACACTCTCGGGCGCTGATCACCACCTCGGGGACGGCCGGGAGCGTCAACGTCGCGTCGATGCTGCGCGGGACGCCGTTCATCATTCAGGCGCTCCCGGCTGACGACCTGAGCTACACCCACGTCTCCAACTTCACGATCTCCGGGCCGACGGTCAGCTGGGACGCCTCCGGCCGAAATATGCGGCTGCTGGTGGGGTCGTTCGCGGGCTCGCCGCCCAGCGCCATTGACCCGGCGGACGCGGGCCTTGTGGTGCGTAACCCTGCGAACCAAGCCATTCAGGTCTCGACCAAGGACTTGTCGCTGCAGCTGGCGTCCTATGGGGCGGTGGCGCTGACGTATGACCCCCATCGCCCGGCGTCGCCGCAGCCTATGGTGCATGGGCAGGTCACCGTCAGCGGCTCAAACCCGGTTATAGCTTTCAGGGTGGAAGCAGGCGCGGCGCCGGTTAGCTTGGTCGGGATCAAGCAGGCGGGCGGACAGTTCACCTTCTACTTCAGGGCAACATCGTTCAGCCGGGTGGGACTGGTCTACTGGGTGTTCGACACGACCTCGGCGGCGCTTCTTCTGAACACAGACGCAGCCCTGGTGACGCGGGACGCCGTCGGGCTGAAGACGTTCGACTCTCGCGCCTATGCGCTTAAGGTGGTTTCCACCCATGCGACGACGGGCGGCGCCAATGTGGTCGCCCAACCGGCCGGAAAGTCTTACGCCGCTATTCAGTCCACGCCGTGCTTCCGCGCTTCTATGGCGGACCTTGGCGGCTACAGCTCACAAGATTTTCCGCCGATGCAGGCTGAAGCCGGTGAGCCCCAACAGCCCCGACCTCCCGGCACGAAGTGGGCTTACATGCTGCTGTCGGGAGAGCAGTCCAGCGTCCAGTTCAACGGGGCGACCCTTGAAGTCGGAATGACGCAGTTCGAGCGTTTTGAAGGCTGGTATCCCGCCGCTCAGCTTCCGAGCGACAATCTGTGGGGGACCGCCCGTCACACCATCATCGACGTGACCGGCCTGCCATCAGCGTCGATGCCCTCTCCCGAAACGGTTGCCGTTGCGGTCACGGCGGGTGTGCGTGAGGCGACCGTGTCCAGCGCCACGCCGGTCGGCACGGTGACGCCGGCGGTGACGGCCTCCGCGTCGGGGGGCACGGCACCTTATAACTATCGCTGGCTCTACTATGACGGGTCCACAGGGGTGGGTTCCTACGGACCCGAAGATACGGCGTCGTTCCAGACCCAGACGGCCAACCAAGACCCCGGCACGACAGCCACCGCTCGGTGGATCTGCCGGGTCACGGATGCGACGGGGCGGGTCGGCTGGTCGCAGCCGGTGACGTTCATACACAAGGTCAACCGGATCAGCATCACGCCTGACGCCTTCAGCTTTGGGGATGCAACATCTTCCACCAACGACCCGACCGGGTTCGTCGGCGTGGACTCCCGGAAGATCACCGGCATTACGCAGCCGATCACCCTGCGGGTCGAGCGCTTCACCTACTCGGGCAATCTCTCGACCTTCACCCTGCTGGTCTACAAGGGGCCAGGCGCGACAGGGCCCTGGACGCAGGTCGGCGCCCTGGACGCAACCGGCGCCGCCACGCGGTACATCGACTTCTCGATCAGCGACGGCGAGTGGTTCTACTACTATGCCTATGGCGAGACGACCTCAGGACGCCGCTCCGGCCGGTTCGACGTTCAGATATGGAACGAGACCGCAGGCCACATCGGCCTGACGATTGGGCGTCTGACCCTGACGGTGGATGCTGACGACAACTTTAATGTCGCCGATTACACGCCCGATCCCTTCAGCTTCGGCGACGCGAGCGAGGTGACGAACGACTCCGCCGGCTATGTCGGCGTCGGGTCGCGGCAGATCACCGGCATCAACCGAACCGTGACGCTGCGGGTCGAGCGGTTCAACTATTCGGGGAATCTGACGACGGCGGTCACTTACGTTTATCGAGGGCCGGGGCCGAATGGGCCGTGGACGAAGGTGGCCGAGATCGACTCTCGGGGATCGGCCACGCGGTATGTCGATTTCACCGTGAACAACGGCGATTGGGTCTACTATTACGCCTACGGCGACACCTCGTCCGGGCGGCGGTGGGGCCAGTGGGACATCGCTTTCTGGAACGAAAGCGTGGGCCACGTCAGCCTGACGGGCGGCCGTCTAACGCTGACGGTTGATAACGACGACAACTACAATGTCGCCGATTATTCCCTGAACTACATGGATTTCGGGAATATCTGGTTCGATACGCCCGACGGGGGTTACTACACCTACAACAACTATCAGTCGGTATCGGGTATCAATCAGCCGGTGACGGTGGCTGTTCAGATCGCCAACTACTCGGTGTCAGGTCCCATCCGCGACAGCGTCATGGCCTGCCAGACCCAGCGCGGCGATATCCTGACGACGCAGCTGTACAACGGCACCAGCTACATGACCGTTTATAACGGCGACAGCATCCGCTTCGCCGTAGTCCTGAATACGACGGGCGGCCGCCGCAGCTTCGGCTTTGATGTCTACCTCTACAACCAGAACACTGGCGATTTCATCGACCACTTCAACGTGTCTGGTTACTTCGGCGCATAGCAAAGGAGCGCATAATGTCGACTACGCATAACAGCCCCGAGGGCGGTACGCCCTATCCCGACGCACAACAGCTGCTGGATGCCCGGAACGCCCAGGTGCAGGCCATCATCGACAAGCTGATGATCATCAGCGCCGAGGTCGTGGCCATGAAGACGTCGGATCTAGATGGGTTCGCGCTCTGGCACGGCGGCCTGCCCGACCGTCTCGCGAACAGCGGCGCGCAGGCCCGATTCCTGGCCGGGCAATTGTCCGAGAACTTCGGGCTGCCGCAGCCGCCTCAGGCGGAACCGGCCGAGCCGGCTGCCTGACGAACCCGGTTCGTCTCTTCTCCAAAACCCATCGCGTAGGAGCCCGCATGTCCGCAGGCGACGAGATCATTACTCCGGTGACCAAGCCGGAGGCCGTCAGCATGGCCGAAATTCATGCCATGCGCGG